CAGTTGCCAAAAATATAACCAATGCTAGTGTACCTCCAAATATACAGAAAATACCTAGACTTGTCTTAAAAAATTTGCTTTCATGTATCATAACTTTTCTCCTTTTAGTTTTCCCATACTACTTCGTGTTTTTCTTGTTGATGTAATATCTTGCCGTCTCTCTTTGCAAAATATAAATCGCCTAATTTAACTAGGCAGGTATCTCCATTTAATAAGTACCTCTTATCTTTTCCATCATAAGTCCATTTTGAAAATCCAGAACAATAATATCCTCTATTAGTCCACCAATCATACTTCTTACCTGGATTGTTGTGTTCAAAAATGAACTTCTGAATGTCTACGAATCTAGCTCCATCTTTTCCGTGGAGAGCTACAAAATCCACGATAAGGTCTTTTTTAGTCATAATTTTTTCTATTTTTTATTTTGTATAATATATATCCAACTACCGGGGTACCCATAAGTAATGTCCATAAATTTGGATGGGGTTCTCCACATAGTCCTAGTGCATGTCTTAAAAATTCTATCATCTGTATACCTTTGAGTTTTTCCAGTTTCTAAATGCAAATTCTATCTCTTCGTCAATAACCTCTTCTTTTACTGAATATTCTACAACTGGGTCAGGCATAAAGGTATTCACTATCTCTAACAACTGGCGACGATGAGAACCACTTATCATTCTAGACTCTAATGCTCCATCAAGGTATTTAATTGCAGAATCTTTACCTTTTGAGTCCATAATAGACATTGCCATTTTACCAGCCCTTTCAAAGTCTTCTTGGGTTGGTATTCGCATTTCTCTTCCAGAATTACCAACTATTTTAGTGGTTGACTTTGGAGTAGAACCACCACGCAGTCCACGCATTATACCGTATCCTGCTCTTTGAGCTAATTTATTGATACGCTTTGCTGTATCTTTATCTGTTATTTGTATGGTATTACCTGTCTTGTGATAACATATATCTACACAACCGACCTGTTCTGTGGTAGAACATTCTGTACACGTTTTTGTATTCGGAAGTGCTTGTAATCTTTGTTGTGGTATTTCTGTTTTACAATGTATGCAATTCATAATCTTTATTTATAGTTAAATATAATAAAAATATTTGACCCGGTAAAATCCTGGCCAAAAAGTTATTAACAATTTTCAGCAATAACTTGCTTAATGTGTCTACATTTACCGTCCTTAGCTCTTCTAAAACCTAGACAGTCACATGAATAAGAACCTGAGCTATTAAATTTTACAGTGTATAGATTACCAGTACTGCCTTCTATCGGCCACTCGTTCTCTTTTACAACTGGCTTGTACTTCATAGTATTTACTATCAACCCATCAGATAGAGCCTTGTCAAGGTCAAAATCTGCAGTTACCTCTAGCCAAATCGGTACTACAAAGTGTTTACTACCAACTTTCATCATAGCTGGTCTCTGTATATTTGATTCAAATTCTGTCTTTGGTAATGTTTCGTTTGTATATGCCATATTATGAGTATTTTAATGTTGGTGTCCAATCTATTTCTATTTCGTCTTCAAACGGAGCAAAATCTGATAGTAGTTCTGTGTGTGTTTTGACAGCATAATCACATTTTTCCCAATCGAATCCAACCATCATAAAGGTTGTTCTTGGTACTAGACCTTTGAAACAAAGATAAGAATAATTTTCATGTAACTGCCAGTTGGCCATGGTTTCTAATTCGTTTCTAAACTCTTTGTCTACCATTTCTAAAGTATAACCATCACCAAATCCAGTAGAACAAATACCTTCTTGAAGTTTAACAATATCAAAAGATTTCCAAGAGAGTTCAGTCCACTCAGTTTCCATAGTTGTGTGACCATGCATCTTAATATTCAATAGAGCTTCCCATTTTTCAATAATGTTTGCTCTCATTTGATTAGCAACTTGATCGTTGTGGTCATACATTGCTTGTGAGAAAGGTTTTGTGATTTTTAATCCGTACTTAGTGGTGGTTTTCTTGCTTTTTGACATAGTTTAATTATTTTTATTTATAGTATAAATATAATAAAAATATTTCAAACCGGAAAATCTGGCGTGATTATTTTCAAAAAGTTATTAACAATTATAGAGTACCTAGATAGAATACTACTATCATCATGAGTATATATACTGCTGGAGTTATGTCGATTTTATCTTTCATACAGTAATAAATACATTGGTGGTGTCCGTTATTTATTACGGCAGTATTATCATTGTGTTAACTGAATGTTAAAAAATCTATCCATATATTCTAATGGATCTGCTGTTCTACCGTCTCTTCTTATCTCATAGTGAAGATGTGGTCCAGTAACATTACCACTGTTACCTGCTCTACCAATTGCCTGTCCTGTAATTACTGAATCTCCTTCTTCTACAAACATCCTATATAAATGGGCGTAATAAGACTCATATCCTCCTGCATGGGTTATTACTATACACCTCCCATATCCGCCAAGCCAATAAGCCTTCTTAACTACACCATGTCCAGACGCGTGTACAGTATCGCTCCAAGCCGCATATATGTCTATTCCTCCATGAAAGCCATACCCTAATCCTAGCGGCCTTCTCCTCCAGCCATAATTTGAAGATATTCTCATAGTATCTAGTATTGGAGAACCCAAAGGTAACGAATCCATCATTGCCAGGAGCCTTTCGTTATCACATAAGAGGTACTGATTTTCTTGTGTAATAAACTCAATATGTTCTTGTTGGTGTTTTAATTGCAGTTTTTGCAATTTTATCTGAGAGTTTCTTTTTTCTAAAATAAGACCAAATACTATTGCCGAGACTATAACTAGTACTAGTATTCTTCTTCTTTTGTTTATTATTTTTAATAATTTATTAGTAAATATCATATTGAAATAAATTAAAGTTAATTATTTTTCAAAATATTTTGGTTTTTCATCTATTATACCAGCCTTCCTACATGGAAGCCAAACTGTGTTTTCAAAGTCGTCATTTAACCTTGAAGATATTTCAGTTATTACTTGGTATTTCTTATCCTCATATCCCGCAATATCCATTTGTAGTATTTCAAATAATTTTTTTATGTTTTCATAATCGTCTTCAGTGTATAACTGGTGTACTGTAGAATTTATTTCGCTAACCATCCTAGACGCTACTGCGTAATTTGGATTGTTAACGGCTTGTTTATCTCTTGAAATATTACGAAACTTCTTAAGTACTCTTCTTACTCTCCTCGATACCATATGTTTTGTCTCCATCCTTTCCAATTAAGAGAACCTATAGTTTGAAAGTGGCAATTATAGCACAACAAATATAAATTCTCAAGATTTCTATTGTCTAAATTTTCATCCTTATATTCTAATATTAAAGGCACTTTATTGTCAGTTACTCTTTTTTCGCTATACCCACAGTTATGACAACACTCTTCTATGTATCCCATCCTAATCAGCCTATCCTTTAATCTCCAATCTTTATATTGTGGATACTTTCCTGCAAGAATATCATCTAATGGATATTTCTTATCGTAATCTACAATATGTTTTATGCCTTTACCGGTTGGATTTTTACATCCATCAAATAAAGTATTTCCATCTTTATCCTTGTATAGCTGTGCATATTTCTTAAATGTATTATATGATACACCAAGAAACCTAGAAGCAGCCTTTGCACTCTTAGTTTTTGATATCGCTAGCTCTACCTCAGCTTGAAGTAACGGCCTTCTCTTCCTTCTCATTATATCCTTTCTTTAATTTTTCACTAACGATAAGTCTTTCTATCTCTTCATCCTGTTCATCTTTTGTCAGTTGGTCTGTGTATAGAACATCTGATATATCCATTGATAGTTTTCCTTGTGTAATTATGGCATCTACTCCTTTAATATACCATTCTACTACTCCTGCAATCCCTCTTGAACTGTGTATGTCCATAATCTGTTCATCATCAATATATCTTTTATGAAAGCCCATTATTTTCTCCTCTTAATCGTAACCCTATTTTTATTTGGTTTTGTATATTTAACGTTTGAATATGAACCATTAATGATTTTATTCAATTTAGGCCTATGAACCGGTTTATTTACAGGCCTCTTAACTATTACATGAGTAGTTTTATGGTAATGGGAAGGTGGACATGTCTTATAGTAATAATACCATGGATAGTAGTGCGGTTTACCATAGTAATAATAATATCCACTGTGCCATCCCCAATAAATTTGATTGTTATGAAAAGTATTTACAGCGTGTTCTTCCCTTAGGTCAGAGTATTCTGCGTCTGTAATATAATAGGTACCATGACACCCAGTAATAAGTAAGAATATTAAGCATAGTATTATTCCTATCCATCCTATAAATGCTCCTGTAGCTGCGTTTTTGTATCTTCTTTTATTCATATCTAATATACTTCTTATTGTTTTTAATATACAGTTTACCTAATGGTATATCTCTTAATTCTCTACCAGTTAGGTCATATACTTTATTATCGTTAAATTTTTCAATTACAAGTTCTTCTATATTTGTTGGTAACATGTTAAGTAATACCCATGAAAAACTATTTTGATTAAATACTAACCACTCTTCTACACTACATACTTCTACTGAACCGTTCTCGTAAATATAAACATCATAACCAACTTTTACTGTATCAGCTGTTGTGATTTGTGGAAAATAATCATACATACCTGAACCTGTATAACAGATACCACCTCCTGAAAATCCAGTACATATTCCCCAATATACTGTCATAGAATCTGGATTGTGTACTATGTTTGTAGTATCTAATGATATATTGAATCCTTGGCTTTGGTCTATATTATATGTTATTGAATCACAACAAAAATATGGTGCTGCCTGTTGTGCTTGTGTTTGTAGTCCTATTAAGACTAATACTGCTAATAAAATTCTTTTCATTTTTTATCTTCTCTAATTATGTAAATAAAAGGTTTATCTCCAAAGGTTGTTGTAGTTGTCCACATTATTTATTCTCCAATGACTTTCTTTTTCTAGCACACCTAGAACGCAATTTTTTAGTTAAGTCTGTACATGTTTTATTATTTGAGAATAGCCTCTCAAAATTCCATATATAGTTAAACGCAGAATAGATTTGTTGAGTATTATTACAACTCTCTATTACTTCTATTGCTTTCTTGTATGCTTTATTCATACTATAATATAATAAATTTTTTTGAATCGGAAAAATTAAAAGGCACTTATTTTCCATTTCGGCTTCTTTGAAGTAGCTATAAAGTCATCAACATATTCAGCATTTGAAACCTTGTACTCTCTAGATAGTTTTGAGGAAGACTCAACTATTTCTTCCTTGGTATCTTTTATTTCTGCAAGTAATGGCCTGCCCGTATGGTCTAATAAATAGGTTATATAACCTCCTGCTTTTAGTGGGTGAGCCAAAATTTTCATATTACCATTTTCCTTGAGGGCATCTTTGTTTTTTCATTCCTGTTTTAAGTTTAAGAATACATCCACAAGTTAGCTGTTTGCCGTTATCATCCCATGTAGGCATAAGTATTGTACCGCAAGTAAGACCAGTAACAGAATTTTCCTTTGAATAGCTGCACTGTCTACACAGAAACATTCTAGATTCTGGATCAGTTATTACTATATCTCCAGCGTGTTTTTTACTTTTACCACAATTACATCCCATAACGTATTCTCCTTTTATATAAAATAAATATAAAAGTTGGATGAATTTTTTCCAATTGGTTGACTAATAAAGTTATTTTTTTGAAAATTTTTCGATGCCTGCGATACCGAAGCAACCTAGAACAACCCATGTAAATGAGTCGTATATTGTCTCGTTAATTACTAGGTCTTTACCTAAATAGCCTGTCATCAAGTCTAATAAGGCAAATAATACCATTACCAAAAATGCTATAAATCCTACAACATTCTTCTCATTCCATTCGTTATTGTCTTTGAATATATTCCACATAATTAACTCACATCCATAAAATCGTGGTGACTTGCTTTCACACCCGATATTTTAAGTTCTCTTACTATTTTATCTAAAGTATTCCTACCTGAACCGTATCTTCTAGGCACTTCCATGTCTATACCCATACTCTTGAGGTATTTATTAGTATCGTCTAATCCTAATTTAGCAGTTCTTTGTTTTTGAGATTTGTTTTTGTGTACGTCTGTACCGTAGAATAGACCGCCCTGTTCTGTATAAACAAACTCAACCTTTTGATAAGGGCTCTTAATCTCATATAGTAAACTTTTTAATTTCATTATTTTAGACCAAACATTTTACCCATTAGATCAGGGTAACCTTTAACAGTTCGTAGCGTCTGTATCATCTTACTTATAGTAGACTTGTCTGCACCTTTAGCCGTTTTAGCTTCATGTTCAAGGTGTCGAAGTAATATAGTACAATTCCTCTCGAATTCTTTTTTGAATTCTTTGTCCATTGGAGCCTCTGTTAATGTTCCAGCTGATAATTTTCTAAGCCATGCATGTTGATTAAATTTTTCTGCCATTAGTATTGCTCCATCTTATCTAATTTAGCCATAAGTTTTTTGAACTCAGATTTTTTCTTTTTATATTCTTTTTCTTTCTTTTCAATATCTCTACCATATCTAGTAGCTTTAGGTCCACCTTCTGGCTCTGCCTCTTGTTCCATATCTTTATGAAGTTGACTTAAATCTTTATTTATCATCTTCATATCCATTTCAAGGTCCATTATTTCATCTTGCAATTTCATTTTTGCATCAAAATGTTTCCAAAGACTAGTGGCTTCATTTACTTTATCCACATCAATAGTTTCCTTTATTTCTTTAGCCATCATTACAGAAAGACCTAAAGCATCAATTAACTTTTTAGCAGTATTAAAGTATTTTTTATCTAACTTCAATGCTGTTAAAGTTGTAGATAATCTATTCATTGAATAACCCTTAATTTTAGCTTTATCTAATGCTTTTTGTAAGTCTGCAGGCTTGAAGTTTCCAGTAGTTTTGATACCAATCATACTTTCATTTAATTTGCCTTCAGTAACTCTTCCGTTCGATACAAAAAATGAATGTGGTTTTTGATTCCAAGTTTTAGGGTCTCCTTGAAAGTCCATATCTTCTTTCTTACCAGTTGATTTCATACCGCTTGACGTTACTACTGGCTCGTTTTCATAATAGAACCATTTACCATTTTTTTCTTGAGCCACAGCAGTTGCCCAACGTGGAGGTGTTGCAGTAAATTTTGATTTGAAAGCTTTATATTTCGCTGAAGCTTCATTTAATTTATCATATCCTGATCCGTACGGCGCTGCCTTTCCATCGTGGTCTGGAGCAACTGACTCTTCTTTTTCATATCTATGAGATTGATCCGCGCATATGGCTTCTGATATAAATACCTTTTTTCCCTTTCTTTTCTCTGAGCTAGGTTTCAATCCAGATACCATTACCGGGTCAAAGCTTGTGGCTCCCGTACTCGGAAACTTTACATAGGCAACATTACCCTTAACCTTATTAACTACTCCATACTCACCGAATGATTTATCGTGTATGAAGTCGCCTTTTTTAGGCTTTTGCTCTGTTAATAGGCTTAATTCTTCTTTTATGATATTTATGATTTCTGACTTTTTCATGTTAAGATGGTATAGTAGCGCCTTTTCTATTAAGAGTATTTGTCAATTCAGCTACCCCTTTGTATGCTTTATTAAAAGCTCCCTTCAAGTGACTGTATCTAGAACTATCAGCTGCTTTCATTTGATTTTCCATTCTTTCAATTTGAGTTCTTAATTCTCTCATCTTTTCTACATAAGGGTCCTTTCTCATTTTTGGAGCCTCTTCTAATCCCATATCTTGAGGCGGTAAATCATCAGTACTACCTTTATGGTCTTGATCTGCTACATCCTCCTCTTCAGTTAATGGATTCCATTTCATTTTCATGAGCTTTGAAGAAGGAAGTTCTCCTAAATAAGCACTTTCTTGAATTATCTTTTTAAGTTTCATTATTTCTCTCCTATATTATATAAATATCAAGGTATACCTAAAAGGCATCCATTATTATCTCATCTATTTTACCCTGTACATCTTCAACAGTTGCTTCCATTGTCATCATAATATTTGCCTGAAACCTTGCAACTTCTTCTCCATCATTGTATATTACAATTGTTGGTACAACTACTATTTTATATTTAGCAGCAGCTTTTGTATCTTTTTGAATATCTATAAATTTTTTGCTACACTCTTTTAGTTCTCCTAACCATGGTACTTTATTAGCCTCATTAAACCCAGCATTAAATTGTACTACACATATTCCATCGCCTTTACATGGACTCTGAGCTTTTGTAGAAAAGCTACTAATAAAAAGTAATAATGCCAATATGTATCCCATGTACTTCATAACTCTCTCCTATCTTAGTTTGTCTATCTTTTCCTCTAATCTTTTTATAGATTCTTTTAATTCTTTGACATCTTCTTGAGTTGTCATAATTGTTTGACGTACTAATTGGTCTTTCATATCAAATTCCATACGCGTTATTTCTGCTGGAGGAGGTTCTGGCAATAATTTTGCCTCTTCAATATCAGCCTGTAGAGCAAACCACATACCAACTATAGTAAAAATTAGAACCGCAATACCTGCTAAAGTCTTTATACTTAACTTTAACGTTGTGTCTTCATTTAACTCTTTTGCCATCTTTCTCTTCCTTAAAATACTCTATAGTTTATACCTGCACTAAATCCGTGCCAAGTTCTGTTCCAATATTTGTTGTAATTTCCTTCTACAAACACTCCTAAATTTTTACTAAACCAGTGTCCTAATATTATACCACCAGAGTAGTCATTCCATTGGCCTTCATTAAAATTGTAATAACTAAATTCATTTTCATCATCACTAAAATGTAATGGCATTAGGCTACCCCATGCATGTAACCAACTTGTTTTAGTGTATTTGTAATAATCAAATCCTACTACCCATGAGTGTGTCCATTGTACTGGTAGCTCGTTTCTCTTTTTCTCAGTGTAGTTCGCAAGTGCTTGTGGTATAACAACAGCTTCCCATACCTCTGTACTAGTTGCTACTGAATTTCCTGATGGATCAAAATATTCTGCTCCGCCTTGTCCATCAAATTCTACTGTATATCCTTCTTGTAGAGCTAATTGAGTATAATGTAAATTGCCATTTGATAGTAGCCACTCTTCTAGTGGATCAAATCCATAAGGCTCTGACATTCTCTGTGCTACACCAATATTAACAGATATACCCTTCCATTCCTTTCTGTACCTTAATGAAGATTCAAAGAATTTTACATCAGCAAAACCGTCACGTAAATATTCTGCTTTAACTAGCCAGTCGGTAGCTATATATCTGACCATATGATGATAGTCAAAATATTCTTGGCCTTCTTGTCTTTTATATTCATGTTGAAATAAAAATTCTACTTGATTTGACCATCTACCTATTGTTGCTGCATCACTAAAACTATTTTCTGTTCCATTTTTGAATGCCTCTTTAGGTTCATATCCAAATCTCTTTATTTTTCTAGCGCCAAATAATACTGAATAATCATAAGGTGTTTTAATTGTTTGTGTCTCTAGTCCATTCGTAACACTATAAACATCTACGTCTGATACAGAAGTATTACCATTCACAGCTCCATAAACTGTTGAGTACTTAAAAAAGTCTTTAGTAAAAGTTTTAACATCTACTTGGCCACAGCATTTTTTAGGTGCTGCACAACCAGCTAAAACAACTAATAATATAATGAGTATCTTTTTCATCATCTTCTCCTAGTTTACATCGCCTTGTCTAGTATCTTAACGCGATTAAGTCCTTTTAAGAATTTTTTTGTTGGTACCAGTGCATTTCCTATGTCAGTACGCTTGGCGCTTGTCTTTCCTTGATAGTCATCATATTTTTCTATTGATACTTTAGTGACATCAACAGTGCTGTCGTTTAAGTAGTGTTGTGTTTGATATATAAAATAAACTTCAGGTGGATAGCCACTTCCTTGTACGACATGATATTGCATGTGCTTAAACATTTTACCACCTTCATATGTTTTAAGTCGTTTATTTGCAGCTGCAACGTCGCCTCTTCCAACTCCAAAGCCTAAGCCTTGTAATACGTCGATAACTTTGTTAGCATTTTTATCTTTCACATACTTCATTTCAAAATTATAGTCTGTGAATTCTTTTAGTATTTTCTGTAGTTTTATCATTGTTTTACCACTCTCGTATTAAATTTTCTATCATTATATATAAGTATCAAGTTGTACACCCCGTTTGGATAGTCTGATAAATCAATTCTCTTAGAAGTTTCTCTCGTCATCAATTTACCCATAATATCGTATATCTCTACCTCAACTTCTAATCTTGTATCTATATTTATCATATCTCCTGTAGGATTAGGATAAATCATTATTCCCATAGAGCTTATATCTTCTACTGATGTTGGCCAACCTAATTGACAGTAATCATACATTGATTGACAACTAGCATCCCAATCGTCAGTACAGCAATATGAATCTACATCTATTACCCAAGCATAGCACCCATCGTTTAACCAATAAGGAACTCCTGGTCCTCCATAACAACCTGCATCATATAAACAAGCTGAAGAATCTGAAACATTTGCTGCTGGATTGTAGTTATATGCACCTACATCTGTACATCCAAGAACTGCTGTTATACATGAACCGTCGTCATAACATGCGTTTGAATTATAGTTAACCGCTAATGGATCTGTACAACCTCCAATATAACAACAAGAATTATCTAGTGTATTAGCTAAAGGATCGAAGTTAAGTGCAGTATTATCTGTACAACCATAGATAAATGGTATACATGTTCCATTGTCCGTGTTGGCAGTTGGGTCATAATTGTACTGTGTAGAATCTGTACAACCATAGATAAATGGTATACAACTTCCGTTATCTGTGTTAGCTCCAGCATCATAATTAAACATTGTTGGGTCTGTACAACCATAGATAAATGGTACACAGCTTCCGTCATCTGTATTTGCCGATGGATCGTAATTAAACTGGCTAGGATCAGTGCATCCATAAATATATGGTACGCAACTTCCGTCATCTGTATTTGCTGTTGGCATATAATTGTAAGCACTTGAATCTGTACAACCATAAATATATGGTATACAGCTTCCGTCATCAGTGTTAGCAAGAGAATTGTAATTCAATGCTGTAGAGTCTGTACATCCTAATAACTCTGCTATACAAGTACCATCATCAGTATTTGCTAAAGCGTTGTAATTTATTGCTGTTGAATCTGTACATCCGTAAAGATATGGTATACAGCTTCCATCATTTGTATTTGATAAAGCATCATAATTAAGAGCTGTTGAGTCTGTACAGCCATAAATGAATGGAATACAAGAACCATTGTCTGTGTTAGCTGATGGGTCGTAGTTCCACATTGTCATATCCATACATCCATAGATAAACGGTATACATGAATAGTCTTCTGTATTTGCTAGTGGGTCATAATTAAATGCCGTTGGGTCTAGACAACCAAATACCTTTGCTATGCATGGGTCAGTTTGGTCTACTACCGAAGTCCATTGTACTGTAGCATATTGGTCATAATTGTATTGAGTAGAATCCATACAGCCAAATATTGCATAATTAAGACAATAGCTTCCGTCATCGTAGTCTGCTACAAATCCTTGCGTATGATATTCTAAATAGGCTGCATCTGTGCAACCAGGATTGTAATAACAAGAGTTATCTGTTGTATTTGCAAATTGATTATAGTTAACTGCTAAAGAATCTATACATCCATATATTTTAGGAATACAGTTATTTCCACAAAATGCTAAATCATCATAAATCATTCCGTATTGATTATATGATAATAGTGGGTCAGTAAATGAATTTGTACCTCCTTCAGAAATAACTAAACCAATTGGATTTGTTATCTGGAACATACATTGATTTGATGTTGGTACAGACTGTCCAAATGAGTAAAAATAAGTTTTTATTTCTTGTTGAGTATTAAGATATATTGCTGTATCTAATATTAGGTCGTTAGGTCCTAAAGTAAACGGACCCCAAAAATTATTTCCTTGAGTTACAACTAAGAATGAGCCTGCCCAGCCATTATCAGCCCAGTCAGTTAATGTTAAAGTATTCATGCAACCAGGATTTTGTAATTGTGCTGTAGCATTAGGGTCATAATTAAATGCGTTTGTATCAACACAGCCAAATACATTTAGTGTAGCACATGAACTATCATCTACAGTTGCCATTGGATTAAATTCTTGATATGCAGGGTCTGTGCAACCTAATATAGGTGTCTGTACACATTCATTGACGAATCCTACATCTGAATAAGTATTACCAAAATCTCCTATACCTTGAGATATAGTATCACATTCAGTATAAACTATCCATGTTCCATCAATACCACCAAATTGAGCACCACCTAAACCATCACCAAAATCGTCATCAATTGTAAATTGTATTTCTGTGCCATAATCAATACAAAGATATTTTGTTACTATTGCTCCCATTGGCTGACCTGAATAAGAACCAATAGGCTGCTCGTGTATTAAAGTTCCACCTATTGTATAAATATCCCATCCAATTTCTTCTGCATATTGGTCTAACATTATCTCTACTGTTACTAACTCTTTGCCAGGCGAACAAGATATAGGACCGCCTCCACCACAACTATTATCGTCTAATGTTGCAGCTGGATTATAGTTTGCTGAAGTAGAATCCATACAACCAGGAATATTGATACATGAACCATCATCTACACCTGCTAAAGGATTATAGTTTAGAGCGTTTGGTTGAGTACATCCATAAATGAATATACATGGATCAACCAACCAGTCTTCACCAACAACCGCATTTACGTTTAATCCTGGTACAAAAGTTCCTGTATTTCCATCAGCTTGAGCTTCAGTTGGCACAACATAAATTAAAACTGCTGGCGCATTACAGTTTGTAGGAAAGTTAACCCCATCTACGAACCACTGTTGACCTGATATGTAGATTCTAGTACCAGCCGACCATAGTGAAGGGTCATTCCAATAATCTACTGAATCTATTCCAAAATAGTTTTGATTCCATGAAGTTAAATTACAACTACCTCCTGGTACAATTACACCGTTTGGTAATTCACCTGCCGTAGAATCATAGTTTGTTGCATTAGGGTTCATACAGCCCTGTATATACTGACATGACCCATCGTCGTAAGAAGCCAATGAGTCATAGTTTATTGCAATAGGGTCCGTACATCCATATACTGGAGGAGCACAAGGCAAAATATTAACTAGCGTATCTAGTGTTGAAAAGCCTATAAGTGCTGCTGAATCAAGATAAAATATCATACCTTGACAATCATTCTGCATCTTGAATTCAGAATAAGGTCCCATAAGTTGACCTGATTGATATGATGCCCACCCATCTCCATAAGAATCATTTAACGTTACTAAATAATCGCCTGAATTACAATTTATTACTGTGTCTAGATATTCCCATGGCTGTGTAGGCTCATGGAATAGTAAAGTATCTCCGTTTGAATTAGATACAAATGTAAAACCTGACTCTTGATTTGCCCAATAATCATACTGAACTGCAAATCTAACCCAACTATCTGTTTGGGCAAATAGAAAAGTTGGTATTAACAGCAGTAAAAATAAAAATTTTTTCATAGTTCAAATCCCAAATTACATATCATAAATCGAAACTTACCTTTTTCGACCTTTATTTCCAATACTGTAAAAGTACCTAGTCGACATGTTAGACTGTACTTTTCTTTTTTATTTCCTGCGTCAAATCCGTTTATCCAATTCATAACAATTTCTCCTTTATTACTTTTTAATAATATCTGTCAATTTACTAGATACTGACTCTTTCATACTCTTATATATAGCCTTAAATTCTTTTTTAGTTTTACCATCTAAATACCTATCCAAACCAAATGCATTTGCCGGCCTAATTAGAGATGCTATTTTGCCCTTATTTATGAATTTACCATATTTTTTACCGTATGGAGACATTCTAATCCAAGTCTGTATACCATCTGCTAGGTCTTTAGACATCTTAATACCTTCTATTGAAGAAGTTTTTCCTTTTACTATGTCTTCTAAGCCTTGCTTTGCAGTTAGTCCTCTTCCTCCTGATGAACCTTTATCTGCCTTTCTCTGGAAAAAAGATGCATCTCGCTTTTGTGGCTTTTCTTTTTTACCTTTATCCTTTAAAAATTTATCAGATACTTTCTTTTCTTTATTGTATGCTATCTTAGCTGGATGGTCGTCTGGTAATTTTTTAGCAGATCCTGCAGGCATTAAATCATTTTCTCCAGTTTTAGGGTCTTTATATCTTATCATGGTTTTATCTTTCAAACCAGTATATTCAAATTCATTTAGCATGCTTTTTAGTTTCATATTACTATCCCTTAAATACTTTCTTTTTACCTCCATCATAAACATATGCATGACCTTCAGTAATCAATTGGTTATTTACACAAATGGTATTTTCATTTTCGTCTTGTATAAAAATTTCACCAAGAACTCTACCGTACTTACCAACTCCATACGATTTAAGTCTAAAATATCCTGGTTTAGAACTAACCTCCTCTAAAAGCTTTTTATTTCTTTCTTTGGCTGCTAATCCTTTTTTCTTTTCATCAAGGTCTCTTGTCCTGCTTTCCCAGCAGTCTATACCTTTGTATCTAATTCTTTTTTTAACCCAAATGTCAAATCCTACATCGATAAGAGCATCGATAGTGTCTCCATCAACTACTCTTTCTAACTTACCTCGATATATGTACTTTTCCATCTAGCAACTTTCTTTACAGCAAGTTTTACTATTAACTTTACAAGCTTTACATTTACATACTTGCCAGTATGCCCATCCACCTGCTGCTAATAAAAGCACTGTACCAAATAATAGGTTAGCGCCAAATGTACATCCAGCTCCAACTGCAAGGAGATAACCTCCGTAACATTTAGTATAGCATACGATTTTATCGTAAACTGACTGATTTTCTTTATATTCAGCTACTAGCTTTTCATCTATAGTAGTTGAGTCTAATACTTTTTTTACAACCTTCTTGGCTGTTTTTTTAACTGCTTTTTTAGCTGTTGTTTTCTTTGCCATGTTTTATTCTCCTTTGTTAATTCTTCTAAGTATAAATATCAAAATTTCTGGTTTAATACATCTCTACTTAACCAATTTTGTGATTATAGTGGTATCAGGATACTTTTTCCTAAGTTTATTTACTGCCTTTATATTTTTAGGGCTGTCATCCATAAAGTATATCGGATCGTAACCTTTTAGTATTTCTGTCTCTATGTATTCTGCCTTTTTCTGTGGATTTGCATCACCTAAAGGTACTACGTATGGCTGTATACCTATGGTTTTGAAGAAATGATTTATTGGTGCACCAAGTCTTCTGGCAGTTAATATCGTCACTTTTCTGCCACCCTTCTTTAATTGCTTGCGTAACAAATCAACATTCTTTTTGATAATTTTTGGATTTCTTAACTTTTTATCAAAATCTCTAAAATCATATTCTTGTCCTTTTTCTAGTCTGTGTACTGCAAATTCAGCAGGGTCAAGCTTTTCTACCTCTACTCCATTAGCAGTTACGTACACCCATGAATCTGACTTAGCTAGGGTATCATCAAAGTCAAATATACTTAAAAGCTTCTTCTCTAGTAGTATGTCTTTTAATTTTATCGCCATGGTAGCATTGTCATTCCTATTAAATTAAGTAAAACTTCTATTATGATAACTGCTATCAAACCTGGACCTAATTGCCAAGCCCACCATTTCCATCCTTCTAATCCTAACGCCCATTCACGTATTGAAGACTTTCTTGCCTTATCATATAAACCAGACCTTTCACCAATCTTACTAGACCAATAATTTGGGTCTATTATATCTTTTAATTTTTTTAATAATTTAAGCATCCTTAGTTTTCTTCTTTAATTTTTCTAAGTGTGCAGACCAAATTTTGTATGCGGCGTTTAGATTTTTCTTTTTTTCTGGGTCTTTAGTTCTTTCTTTTGCAACCTTTGCTCTTTGTTTCATAACCAATGTAGCTTGTACTTTATGAGCGTGTTTACGACTAGCTTTATTTATTATTCCTACACCCTTTCTGGCGGTTGCAGCATCTTTGAATCCTAGTCCATGTATTGTTCCTTTTGGGTCTTCATCAGTATATAGGTCTGAATGTTTTGAAGAACCTTTTTTCTGTCCCTTTTTTCTAGCAGTTCTTGAAGCCTCGTATATGTCTTTTAACTTTATCATACGTATTTTTTCCAGTTTTTCTCTGCTCTCCTAGCTTCCTTTTCTGTAGGATTATTTTTGTATCCTTTTTCTCTTCCTGACTTTATCTTTTTTGGGTCTTGTTTTGCATGAGTGTATTCATGTAATATAGACCTAATAACGTCCTCTTCTGAATTTAATGCTGAACTATAAAGGTATATCGTATTATCTTCATGTACAAATTCAGCCTTTTCTCTTTCTCCTCCTGGGTGATCCTCGATTCCACTATATCTTGCATAGATATTACTGCCAATTTTAATTTTTGGTATACCCTTTCTAGCCTTTCCAAGGTCCTTTACTATTTTAGGATATACTCTAGATACAATTTTGTTTATATCATTTTTAGACATTCCTTCTGAGAGTATGTCTTTTAATCGTATCACTTTTTCTTCTTTTTAGCTTTTCTTGCTTTTGCCGCTAAATCTTTATCTGCTCCACCCCAAGTTCCCTTTCCTTTTGTTGCAAAGCTATTTACTCTAGCATGGGCCCATTGTTGTTGTCCTGCACCAGGACGATGTCCAGTTTTCCAAGCAGCCATTCCTCTATCATATACTTTCTTAAGTATTCCCTTTGGTATACCTGTTTTTTTAGCTTTTTTTGCTAAAGACTTATCTGCTGGAGATTCCTTTAGGGTTTTTGATTCCTTCCAAACCTCTCTTAGTGCTTTCCAACCGTTTTCCCCAAACATCTGCTTGAATTTTTTTGTGTGTTTTGATGGTTTTGTTTTTTCACCCTTGTCTGTATCAAAATCTTTATACGCATCTGGGTCGTCGTCATCCATCTTACTTCTTCTAGCTATAACCCTTTCCCTCTCTTTTTTCTCTTCTGGAGATAATCCTTTGAAATAAGCAGGATTACTTTTAGCTGTCGCTGAAGCCTCATCTAAACCGAATCTCATGGCTCTAAGCTGGAACTCAATAATTCCTTCACCTCTTCTTCTGTTTTGATTTCCAATGAGCTTCGCGAATACAAGCTTATCAAATATTACCTTTGCTGCCTTTTTAGGGCTAAGTCCTTCATTTAGTTTCATAATATATCTCCTATCTTGGCGGTGCCTCTATAGCTGCTATTTGTCCTTTTGCTCTTTTCTTTGAAGTATGACAGGCACTTCTCTTTTTACCTTTTTTATCTGTATAATATAGTACAGTATTTCCTCTATCTCCATCAGATTGTTTACAGCTCTGACTTCTTATATTATATTTTTCTTCTAATTCTTCATCATCTGGGTTTAGAAGATAATCTCTACACTTATTTAGAGAGTTAGATGCAATTGCAATTTTACTCATCCACCAACTAGGTAAATCTCCTTCTGAGTCCATCGTTTCTAATTTTTCTAGCATTTGCCTTGCATCTTCTATTGCAAGCTTCATTTTTCTCTTTGCAGAAGCCACGTCAGTATGTCCATCTTCGTTTAACTCATCATCCTTTTTAGGCGCGCCCTTTATTGTTCCATCAGGTTCGACTAGAGCTGGGTTTTGCTCACTTAATATATTTTTTAATTTAATCATCTTATTCTCCTATTAAAAAAGTCAAACAATGCATCACCAACCTCTAATCCAAATATAGAGTCTGATGGATAATGCACCTTTGCGACAAGTCTTGCGTTAGATATTTCATCAGCCAATTTCATTATTTCGTTAGAATGCTCAGGATATTTTGTTGCTAAAAATTTTCCAATCAATCTTCCTTGGCTCGAGTGGCCACTAGGATACGAAGGAGTTTTTGCAGTATCTAGAGGCTCTTGATGGAATTCTAATCCCATAGCTGAAGCCAGTTGGGCTGGTCTTGGCCTATTGTAGTGATATTTTAGTTTATATAATATACCCTTTGTATCTTTTATCAGTGTTTCTACCTCCTCCTTTGGATAATCTAATCCAGCACTCTTGAAATATTCTTCAAAATATTTTGTAATATCATCTGCCTTTTTTACATCAATAGTGCTTACTATAGTCTCTAGCTCTCTCATTTCAGCTAAAGTTTTTTGGCTACTGTTAGAAAAGGGTGGATTTGACATGAATGGAGATATATCAAAGTCTTGAAATATACTATCATTTCTGTCCATATGTTTTTGATGAGATTTTTTAACTGTGTCTCCATATTTTAGAGAATCTACATCTGATACAATTTCTTTTAACTTAATAGATTCTTTTTTGGGCATAAGTTTTTTTATTCTAAAAGACAGCATCTTTTTACCATTTATAGTTGGTTGTCCATGCTCATCTGTTCCAAACTCTTTTACAACAACAGGCTTGTTCTTAAATTTTCCACGTAAAATAGTATCACCTACTTCTAGGTCAATTTCAAACTTTTCAGATAATATGTCTTTTAACTTTATTCCCATTTTCTTTGATATTTTTCTCTTTGGTCTATGAGTACGTACTCTACAGCATCATATTCACCACAATGTGGACATCTAAGTTTTTCTAAATTACTTGCTTCATTTATTTTCCATTCACCACCACATTTCTTATTACTACATTTGTAAATATACGTATGTCTAATGAATACCTTGTGTCCCACTAAAATTCTCCGCTACCAGTTTTTACAGCTCCAGTATCTTGCTTTATGTCTTGGACCAGGACTATCGCAATTATGTCTTGCTCTAAAACTTGCTCTTGCTCCTGGATCAGATCTTTTAATTCTATTCTTTTTACCTTTGGCTCCAAAGTTTACTTTAACAACATTCCCCTTTGGATTCTTAACATAAACCTTAAACTTACCAGTATCACCTCTTGTAGGCTTTCCAAGTTTTACCTTTCTTCCTTGATACTCTGCTTCAGTTATATTCTGCATTTGGTTTGTTAAGTATTCCATAAAACAATCATAGTCTTCTGTTTTAACTTCATATTCAGGAATTACTGATTCTGAGGCAGATCTGAAATTTTTATCAGATGGTGCCCCTTTTTCTCCCTTCTTTCTCATCCTTTTTCCAGATTTTCTTCTCTTATGTATATTGGCCCATAATCCAGGACCCTTTTCATTTAGATTTTCTAAAATTTTTCTTAGATTTATCATGTTATCCCTCTAAATCTTCTGATTCTAATAATGTATATGAAAATGAATTACCATGAATTTCTCTAGCTGCTTGACAAATATCTAAAAATTCATGCCAATCATCGTTATCTGCAATTACTTGGCAACCTGCTGACCATTTATCTACTCTTGTAGATTTTCCTCCTGACCTACCAGTAGCTCTATGGATGTTGATTCCTATAAGCTCTTCTCTTACTGACTCTTCTATTAAATCATATTTGCCGTCTAGGTTTGCATCTCTGTATATTTTCATAGGCTTCTTTTGGCCTAAAGCTAAATATTTTCCTTGATGAAGTCTTAATTTATGAGAGCCTCTGTACTGACCAGGTTTTAATATTGCAACACCTCTATCATTCAGTATATTTTCAACCCAGTGAGTTCCTGGATCGGTTGTACATGCATATTCATGATACATCCAATTGCCATCTTCATTTTTATATGAGATAGTTATTAGATCGTCAAATGCATTTGTAACCCTGCCCTTTGTTTTTGAATTTCTAATTCCTATGATATTTACATCATAAGATTTATTGCTGTTGTCGTGAAAGTATTTGTAACCTTTTTCTTCGACAGTTGATTGAATCTGTTCTCTTGTGTACATTTAATAGCTCTCCCTTTATCTTTCAAAGTGTATTATTCTTATATAAATATAAAGTTTGAACTATAAAATATCATCAAATGAGTGTTATATCTGCTTCGGAGAACCAATATATTCTTCCTCCTAAATCTGTGACCTTTATACCTTTAGAAGTAATCTCTTTAACTATTAACTTGTCGCCCTTATATATGGCTCCATTATGACCGTAATAATCTTTTTTTAGAATTGCGTACCTAAGATTTGTTGTGTTTTTCATATTTTATACCCTCTATAGACATACTAATAGCTATTTCAGCAGCCTTTTCTCTGCTCTTAATACCATCCTTTATTACATTTTTAGCGTGCACTATTCTGTACTCAGAAGACTGTACTTTTCCCTTTCTATCTTTATTAAATTTTTGATATAGGTCAAAGTATTTAATCTTTGTTACATAATTTCCAAGGGTTTCTTTTTTTGTTTTTCTGGCCATATATATAAATATATCCTACTTTTGCCTACTACTATTTTTTTGCTGAGGATTTTCTTGCTTTTCCTTTCTTTTTCTTATTTTTTTCTTTTTTGGGTAGTCATCCATGTATTTGTCTAACCTTCTAATGTCTATCTTAGCCATTTTGCACCCTTACCTTTAACTTATCTATATTTTCTAAAAATTGTGAAATATCTAATGATTGATTCTGATCAGTTTTTATTTGCATTTCTGTTAATTTATGAGGTTCTTTGTCTACAACGTTCATTAGCGCAGACAGTCCTTGGTCTGCCCAAAATACTCCAAAACCGTTGTCTGTTCCTATGAGTAATCTAGCCTCTGGTTGTGATTTATCTATTAAGTAGTAATCCATTTATGTATCCAATCTTTGAGTTCATTATTAGGCCTAAAATCTAAATCTAAATCAATCTTTGCAGTGCAAGCCAAAGTTTCTTTTGGTTCTATTACTCCTTCATTATATACTTTATCGCCACCAAACATACCTGCTATCTCGTTAACAGAATAATTTTTACCTGAACCTACGTTATAGCACTCACCATTTAATTTTGGCGTGTATTTAGCAGCAGCAATATTTGCTCTTACAACATCTTTCACGTGTATAAAATCTCTTCGCTGTTCTCCATCGTTATTTATTGTCAGTGGTAAACCTTTATTTTTCAAATCCTTAAATATTGGAAATAATAATCTGTATCCTCCTTCATTATTCATTCTATCACCATACACATTAAAGTACCTCAGGCAAACAGTATCTAAATCATACACTTCACTAAAAAGTTTACAATATTGTTCGCCAATAAGTTTGGTTAAAGCATATGGAGATACTGGCTTTTTTTCAGTTGATTCTGAAGTTGGAAGTTCAGTGGTTTCTCCATAAACAGAACTTGAAGAACTAAAAACAAATCTTTTAACTCCAACACTAGAGCTAGCCCTAATAATATTTAGTAACCCTAAACAGTTTATTATTTCATAAATTTCTGGGTTAACCAAAGATTCTTGAACTGCTGTTTTTGCTGCTAAATGAAAAACATATTCTGATCCTTCAATTATTGATTCTAGTCTTTGTGAAGCGGCTGATGATATGTCTAAATTGAAGTGGGTAGCTTTTGGATTTATATTTTCTACTTTGCCAGTAGACAAGTCGTCTATTATATAAACTTTATAGTCATAATCTACTAGTTTGTCTACTAAATTAGAACCTATAAACCCAGCACCACCAACAACCACAGCTTTTTTCATTACTTATTATCCGTTGTTTCCCAGTTATTTTCAATATCAAAAATTATTTTGAAAATGTGCTCTAACTGAGGTTGAATAGCGTTTAGTACACCTTTGCTTTCTGCAGTTTCAGCTAGTGATTCTAATGCAGTTTTTACCTGTGTACTAATGATGTGCTTTCCATCTTTATCTATTTTTGCCATCTTTTTTCTCCTTTTAATTAGTTATTAAATTATTTTCATATGTTTCCATATTTTTTATACTTACCTCTAAGGTACCTAAATTAAATGTACCTATATCTCCACTATCTGATATTATTTCAGATAACTTTTGAATGTAACCGAATTCGCTGTTTGCAAACCTACTTCCATCAACTCTTATCTCTACATTATTATTTACCTGGCTATGTATTCCATAGACTCTTTCTTTCATATCGAATTTTGTATTTTTTTGTTCACTTTCTATATAATAATCATAATCCATATCAACAAATATTTGGTCACACCACGGTTCTAGCGCATGTAATATTTGTGAAGTACAATTTTTAACTACAATTCCAACTCCATATTTCTTAGGAACTATTGGTTTCAAAAACTTATCGTGTTTTACAAAGTGGCCCCATTTACGAATAAAGTTTCTAGAAGCCTTTTCATTTTGCGCCAACCATTCATCTGTTTCTCTGTTTTTCATAAATACTTTACCATCTGGATTTCTAACAGCTCCACCCGCAAATCTACTGCCTCTACACGTCATGTGGTATACACAACCTCCCCATGTTTGAACAAACTTAATACCATTCAAATGAAACCTATTAAATATATCTGAATCTTCTTTTGATTGAGGAGCATATAATTCATCATGGCCTCCTATCTCCTGAAAATCCTTTTTATAGAATGCCCATGGAGCAAATATACCTTCAGTTATTTTAGTTAATTGATTTAATCGTATATCCTTAAACCAATCTAATAATTGTTGTTCTTTGAACTCTTCAGGCTCAATACCAAAATCCATTAACATCTTTTCTGGACCTGGTGGATGCAAAGGTGGTTCAATTCTTGTTAAAGAAACAATAGTTTTATCTTTCATTTTATGTTCTATCTGATCTATTGCTCCTGGCATTAAATACATATCAGCATGATATATCATACAAACATCGTGTTTTGCAACTTCATTTACTAGTTTATCATAAAGAATAGTATGGCCTAATCTTTGTTCACTAAAATTACATATTGCGTCAAAGTTTTCATCCTTTTCCATCATCTCAAGACACCATTCCCATGTACCATCAGTAGAAGCATCTGAAGCAACGCATATCTGTACTTCATGGTCTCCTTGATTTTTTCTAATTGAATCATAAGACCATTTTAGATACTTAAGATTATTTCTACTAGGTTGTATTAAACTAATTTTCATTGTAAATCCTCCTTTACTGATTCTATAACTTCCGCATAACTTTTTGCGTGAACCATCTGTGCACAGGAAAATAAAGGGAAGTAAGTTTCATAAACAGACCATTTTACCTCCATTCCTTTTACTGCATAAACTATGTTTTTTCCTCCAAAATAACTACAAAGAACTGAATTACCTCCCTGTACAGATATAAAATTAGAGCAATTTGCATAAAGATACATCTGTAGTTCATTGAATGATAATTGTGGAGCCATGCTCTGTAAGTCTTGTATCAAGGTCACTCTTCCCTTATATTTGTTTCCGATTAAATCAAAATCTCCAAAGTCCATTAGTGTGCTATGGTCTTCGACAATGTTTGAAGGTTTAGGCCTATTATATATTACCTTAAAGTTTGGAGACAACATCTCAAATATTTTATCTAAGGTTTCTAAATCAATAAAATTTACCGGTCCACCATCCCATTCTGATTGATACTTATTAGATATTATATATAACGGCTTTTCAAATCTAAAAAAATTATTTTTGTAGTAGGCAGAATATGGAGGTGGAGTCCACTGATCATGCCAAAATAATTTATCTGGTAAATGGTCTAAGTCTTCGTGTAGATTTTTATCATGCGATAGAGTTTTCCAATGTAGGCCTACTGAGTGATTGTGCCTTTTAACTCTATATTTACCATCAACCTTCATTTCATAGCACATGTCTCTCTTCATATCTAATTCTTTATGTTTTTCTGAAAAGAAATAAAATGGCTTAGTATCTTTAACGTTTATTGTTTCAAATTCTACTCCATTTATATACTGATGATAGGCAAACGGTGCTCCTAAAGTTAAATCGTATCCAAATTCTCCTAACATTTCTATTTTCATAACTATTTTTTCTCTAACTTATTATACTTTGACCAAGCTGAACCTATTATCTGATGCATATCATAATATTTATATTCTGCTAGTCTTCCGCCAAAAATAACCTTTTCTTGTTGTTTTGATAACGTTTTATATTTACTATAAATATCATTATTGATTGTATTATTTACAGGATAGTATGGAATTTTTTCCTTTGTAAACTCAACTGGATATTCATATGTTATTACAGTCTTTTCCTGTTTACCAAACTGAAAATGTTTGTGCTCGCATATTCTAGTATATGGAACATCTTCAGAAGTATAATTTACAACAGCATTGCCTTGAAAATCTTTCTTATCTAATAACTTGCTATAAAATCTTAAAGTTTTATATTCTAGCTCTCCAAACCTGTAATCATAAAATTCATCTATCTTACCTGTAAACACAACCTTTTCTGCTAAATTGTCAAAGTAATCCTTATCACTGAAATAGTCTGTATTTAATTTTACCTCTATATCTCCTAACATTTTTTTCATCATTTTGGTATATCCTCCTATAGGAATTCCTTGATACTTATCATTAAAATAGTTATCATCAAACGTTAATCTTATAGGAAGCCTTTTTATTATGGCTGAAGGTAAATCTTTTGGGTCCATCATCCACTGTTTTTTAGTGTATCCTTTAATGAAAGTCTCGTATATTTCTTTACCAACTTGTGAAAGGGCCCATTCCTCCAAGTTTTTAGGATTATCTATTTTTTCTCTAGAAGACTCTATCTTTGCAATTGCGTCTTCAGGAGTCGTTACTCCCCATAACTGATATAAAGTCATCAAATTTATAGGAAAAGAGTAAATTTTTCCGTTGTAATTTACTTTTGGCCTGTTTACATAGTGATTGAATTCAGCATATTCATTCACATAATCCCAAATCCTTTTATCACTGGTATGGAATATGTGAGGTCCATAAACATGTACGTCTATACCTTCTATGTCTTCAGTATAACAGTTTCCTCCTATATGGTGTCTCTTATCTATTATTAGACATTTCTTACCATCAGCAATTGCCTTTTTTGCAAAAGTTATACCGAATAAACCGCAACCAACTATTAAATAATCATAATTTTTCAACTATTTTTCTCCATTTTTGTAAAAAGGCTTTTTCTGTATAAGATTCTTGGTAAATCATCTTTGATACTTCTACATTCATATCATAAAAATCTTTATCTGTTTGTAATCTAGAAGCCAATTGCCTAGCAGAAAATACATCTCCTCTTTCAACACTTAAATCAGGAAACAAATCTCTCTGAGTATTTATATCGTTATATCCTATACAAGGAATTCCTAAGTATGCGCAATTCAATGGAAACTGGCCAGCTGAAGATTGATATGTCTGTATTCCATACTTACATTTAGATAGTTCAAGCATAAACTCGTACCAATCCATCCATGGCAAGTAATTTATTCCGTTTATTTCTTCTCCATCTTTATATTTTCCAGACTTAAATCCATACTTTGGTAAATCAAATTCATTTGATATTACCCAAGCGTCAAATCCTCTATAAGTAAGGTGCCAATTTCCTGCTACAAATACTCTATCTTCTTTTTTAGCAGTTTTTATATTGTCTTCTATCATTAAAGTAGGTAATACCATAGAAGTCTTATCAGTTATTCCTCTAAAATATTTTACGTCTGCATCGTTATGGCATAATAATAAATCAGCCTCTAACAATTGATTATAGAACCACACCATTACTTCTACAGAATCCTCTTGCCAATCCCAGTGGCAGCTTTCCTGCATTATTAGTACTTTATTACAATGTTTTCTAACGTTTGATATTAAAGGATAGTCAGCTTTAGCTAAATCTTGCCTATTTTTTTCTTTAGGAATAATTACTACTCCTATATCATATGATGCATTTAACTTATCTAGAGTAAACACGCAATGGTGTGTTGCTCCTAATGCACACATCCACGCCTGATCTGTTCTCATTGGAACATCTCTAGGTATATTGCCTTCATAACCTCCTTCAGTAAAAAATGCTATACTATTCTTCGTCATATTCTATTTCTCCTAACATTTCTTTTGATTTTGGTCCGTAATTAAATAATAAATCTATGAAAGACATATGAGATTCGAATCCTTCATATCTTTGATTATATTTCGGGTGAGAAAATTTTTGAAAAACATAATTTATATTTTCATTATCAAATTTATCTTTTTCAATGTATGTCTTTCCATCTTGTCCAAAAACAAATGTTCTAGCTCCAGCAGACTTACACATTTTAATAATTAAATCTGATTTTTTACCTGAAATATCTTTTCCATTCTCTATAAGTTTTGAGGTTCTATAAATAGGAATGTTAATATCGAACTTTTTGAAAGCATATCTTATTATTTCTTCTGAAAAATCTATCAGATATTCATAATCTTTTGAGTATATTTCTTCTAGTTCTGAAAATATATCTTCAAAATACTCTGCCCTAGAATAGCACATTCTTATAGAGTTTAATTGCTTTCTTTTCCAATTCTTAGAATTATCTATCCTAGCCTCAGGCCACATTAAAAGTTTACTCTTAGATTGTAATACTGGAGTACTAATCCATAACCATCCATCCTTTTTTCTTATTTTGTTTCTGCTATGCCAGTGCTCTTTCATGAATTGAACAGTATCTAATATATAATAAACGTCTCCCATTCTAGCTTTAGATATAAAACCTAGCCATGGAAAAAACTCTGGCTGATGTGCTACTAATATTGGCGATTTTATATTATCCATTTGGAAAAACTGATACCCATTCTAAATTATTTTTAATTGAATCTACCGTTGGACAATCAAAATTAACATCTTCTCCTAACCATATTGTTCCATTATATTTGTCATGTAAAGGAGTATATGGTACCCTTTTTTGGTTCTGAGTAAAATACATTGCTCTAAGCCAAGAATTTGGTTGATTATCTCCAATAAATCTTAATCCTGTATTTCTTATTTCATCAACCCTTTCTTTTCTACTATTATATATTTTGTCTATATCTTGAAACATTACGTTTGTTTTGTGTATTGCAGTAGGATTATCGTGCCACTCTACATCATTACCATCATAAGCAATTACTGCTCCGCCTTTTTCCTTGTCTACTCCAGAAGGTAACCACTTTGTTGGGCCTAATGAAGCTATAACTATGTCAGAATATTTACCTAATCCTTCTAAGCCTAAACACTGAGAACAGTCTTCAATAATCATGTATCCTTTTTCTTTTAAGTACTTTATTTGATTTTGGGCCTGTATACCAAACATGTGTGGAACTATTACTGTGTCTACGTCCTTAAAATTTTCAACTAACTTTTCATCTATCTGTAAATCATGCGCGCAGTCAACTATTCTAGGTTTACAATTGGTGTTTAGTGTTGCCTCATATACTCTATGACATGTATAAGTTGGCATTGCCACACAATAAGAACCAAGTTGTTTAAGAGCCTTTTCAATAGCAGTTTTACCGTTTACTAAATATGCAGCATTAGTTTTACCAAAGTAATTTGACCAATTGTTCTTAAAAAGTTTAGTCGCCATTAGTTGTCCATTTCTTTATTTTGTATATATCATAATATTCAGATTTATACTTTGCACAGTTTTCCATAACATATGCCATTCCAATATTCCAATGTTCACTGAGATAGTATCCTACCTTTGAATAAGATTGGTCCTTTTTTATATCATAACATTCTATAGCTTCAGTTTTTATTTTATACTGTTCTTTTGATAACTCTATAAAGTAGTTTGGTTCAAAATTAAGAGAGCTAGGAGAATAATAAGTAATAAATCTATCGCTTAGTTTGTACAAACCCATCATTATCTCGTTACATACCTGATGGTCTGTGTGTAAATCATTACTGTCATGAGAAAGTACTTCAAAGTTTCTACCAAAGTCTATCATATTGTATACAGAATCTTTTAGATCGTCCATTTCTGACCTCAATCTTGTAGAATTAAAATTATGATTTTTGTATATTAAAGGTCTGCATATTTCATCTTCTAACCGTCTTAAATTGTGCCTTGTTATAGGATTCTTGTAATCATTTTTTGTTGCAACATGCACGTATATATTTTCATACTTTGAATGGTGTTTGAAAACATAACCGTAACAAGATATTTCAAAATCATCTAAATGCGCGCATAGTATATGTAAGTCTTTATCCATACAATTCCCTATAAGTTTGTTCCATCCATTGTTTAGTATCTCCCATATTTGCTGGTATAGCATTGAAGTGATACACCCATCCAGCCTTTATATACAACGGTAATTTTGACCAGTTTTTGTATCCCAGGGTAAATAAATTTTTTCTAGGCATATCTTGTAAATTATAGCAGCCCGGTAATAACTTGACTTCTACTCCAAACTTTTTTACAAAATAATTTAGGGGAGTTTGGTCGTTTCCAACATAGAAACTTTTTGCATGTATAAATTTATCTACATTTTCTTCATAATAATTTATCACCTTATCAAAAAATTCTCTGTGAGACTTGTTTACAACTATAAATCCACTATTAAAATATTCCCACGTTTTTATTTTAGGTATTTCTGGAAATATATAATCTCCATAATTTTCTATACTTCTAGTTACCCACTCATAACATCCATCGTTCATTACAGCGCAAAACTTATTTTCTGTATCTTCGAAAAAATTAGGACAGTCTGGGTGTACTATTGTATCGGCATCGACTATCAAAACCTGATTGTATTTTATATTGTTATCGTCAAGTAGCTGTAGAGCTAAAGATTTATGCCAATTAGCATTCATATATTCTTCAGGATACACTCTTTCTGTTAATACAAATACTTCACAATTATTTTTAATTGCCCACTTCTTCCAACTAGATACACCTAGCCTATAAGGCTCGTTTCTACCCTTTTTGTTTTCTTCTTCTATGTTTACTATAAAAATTGTATTTTTCATATTAGTATAATATAATAAAATTTATTCAATCTGTAAAATTTTCTCAATGTTATTTTACAGTTGCTACTCCTGGTTTTTGAACCACTATTGTAGTGCACTCTTGAGCAAACCCTATCGCCTTTTCTATATCGTTACTTTTTATGTATTCATAAACCAATCCTGCTAAAAAAGTATCTCCTGCTCCTGACACATCTTTAACAGGTACTTCCTTAGTTGGAAATATTTTTTCGTTATATATACAACCATTTTTACCTTTAGTTATTATCAACTTTTCCTTTAACTTTGGATATTTAGGTATTCTTTCAAAATTCTTTTCGTGCTCTGAATTATTGATTTTAATAAAATCTATATCATTACACCATTCACCTAAAAACTTTTTAGTATCTAGAAATACTGGACAACTAGCCATTTCTGCTATTTGTTCTATATCGTATGTTTGAAGAAACCCTTTACAATAATCTGATACAATTATTGCGTCGTATTTATCAGCAGTTTTCATTATGTGATGAGGCATTGCTTTTCCTGTACTTGCTAGTGATTGTATTGGTTTACACCTATCATTTTCATCAACACGCAATACCATTTGATTATATCTTTCATCAACATATCTAATCTTTTTAATAGGGTCTTCGTTTGTAATTAAATCAACTTCAGCTCCCAAGGCTCTTAAATTTGACGCTACATTTCCTGCCATTCCTGGATTACCTACTTCTTTATTAGGCTTTATTACTGGAACAGGGGCCTCTGGAGCTATTCTACTTATATCGCCATAGATAAAAATATCCTCACAACTATCTCCAATAACTAATATTTTCATAAAACCTCTTCTTCAAATTTTAATATTCCATCAGCTAAATTTTTTTCCCAATCGCTTGGAGAATCATCATCTGCATTATCACTTATGTATTTATATGATACAAATGGTACATTAAATACGTAACAAACCTTTGCTAATGCGTATGCCTCCATGTCAAAAACGTCTATAATATCAAGTTCTTTATTAACATCCTGTACGAAATTGTCTCCTGTTCCGCAAGTTAGTCCTTCCCCGTAGTCTATTATCATAGGAACATCTGTTTCATAAGCAGTTTCTCCTAGCTTAAAACCTAAGGCTGTTTTATCCATATCTCTTTGTACAAATTTTGTACACTTTACCAATTCTCCTACTGGAATATTTCTACTCCCTGCAGTTCCATAATTTATTACTTCTTTAACATCTTTTGTAGTTAAGAAATTAGTTAAAGCCATTGTTGCGTTTACTTTTCCTACTCCTGTGTGTAATAAATCGTAATTACCTGAACCATTAGAAGTTTCCATCTTTAATGCTGATACTACTAATCTATCCATCTAAAGTATCTCCCTTCCATATTCTATATGAATCTTCATCAAAGTGTTGAGTAGAAACTTCAAACACCGTTGCATCTGTTATTGCTTCTAATTGGTGAGGTTGACCTGGAGGTACTCTCACAGCATCGCCTGGATATAAAGTTTGACTGTTAGTTTCAGCTTTTTCTGTATCAATCCATGTGTATAGGAATTTACCCTCCTGTACATACCATGTTTCATCTTTAATCATATGATAGTGCATTGAAAATTTACGTCCTTTCTTAAATACTAATAATTTACCGCAATACAGTTCGTTGTTTTCAAATATAATTTCATGTCCCCAACCTTTTTCTACTCTAGATTCTGAACATTCTTTTGCATTAAATATTATCGGTTTTTCCATTCTAATATCTCAGTTGTAGAATATCTATCTATCCTATTAAAAAATTTAAGTTCTTTGGTGTATTCTTCTCCAATAACTGTTTTACCTTTCCAATCTGAACCTATTACCATTATATCTGGAGAAATCTTTTTTATTAGTTGCTCTAGCTCATGGGTTGAATCAAAAACATGGGTACTGTCTACATATGATATTGAGTTAACCATGAATCTTCTATCATCTTCACTAAAAACAGGTCTAGTTGGTCCTTTATCTTTATTTACTTTGTGATCTGAATCTATGCCTACATGAAGTTTACCACCTAAAGATTTAGCATACCTAAATAATTCAACGTGTCCTCTATGAAGTACATCAAAACATCCATTTGTCCAAATTATTTTTTGTTCCATGATATTTCCCAATCCTTAAAATCAGCTGCTAAACAATCTATTTTGTAATCTTTTCTACCGCCTACCTTTTCTTGAATCATGTTTTTAGCAGTGTTTCTTATTCCATTTAATCCGTGAGTAAGTTCTAAATTATTTCCGTCCTTAATACCTTTTCTATAATTAGATTCATTGTGCCAAATATGTAAGTTCATCTGTGACAAAACAACTACTGCTCTAATTAGTTCAGCATCTACTCCTTCTAAATTTATATCGTGTAATATGTCCTGTATTTCTTTTGCATATTCTTCTTTATGCTCAGGAATAAATACCTCTTTTAGTTGGGCAATAGATAATCTATCTATAAGCTCAGATAGTGTTGGTAAATATTTTCTTTCCATTATCTTCTCAAAAATTTTCTTCCGGAGCCTATTCTGTTTCTCCAATAAGTTAATAAATCGTCCATAGTTTTTTCAAATCTTATTTCAGGCTTCCATCCAGTATGTCTTGTAAATTTATCAGTGTTTGGTACCTGTAAATCTGCATCTATAGGCCTAAGTCTGGATTTATCTGTAACTACCTCTATATTTTCAACTGTTGACTTGCTCAACAGGTAATCTAACATTTCCTTTATAGAGCAAGAATAAGAACCACCTATATTATAGTACTCTCCTCCTTTAGGGTTAACAGTAACTAACATGTGGTATGCTCTAACTGCATCTCTAACGTCAGACCAGGTTCTTAAAGAATCCAAGTTTCCAACATGTAATTTTGGTTCAATTAACCCAGCTTCTATCATGGCAATTTGTTTAGCAAAAGTAGATTCAGCAAATACATCTCCTCTTCTTGGCCCTGTATGTGTAAACATTCTAGTTGTCATTATAGTCATATCATAAGCTTCTGCATAATATCTACCAACTAGGTCTGTTCCAACTTTAGATATTGCATAAGGAGATGCAGGATGAAATTTACATTCTTCATCTATTGGTATAAACTCTTTTGGTACTCTACCAAATACTTCTGATGATGCACAAACATGTATAACTGGATTATATTTAGATTTATGAATAGTATCTAATAATTTAGCAGTACCTATAATGTTTGTATCTAGGGTTTCAAATGGAGCATCAAAACTTGTTTGTGGATATGATTGAGCTGCTAAATGGAATACAAAATCAGGTCTTGATTTACCTATTGCAGTATGTAGAGATGCTATGTCATTCAAATCTCCATATATCAATTGTATCCTGTCTTGATTATTTATTTCATCTGACAGGTGCTCTATATTTTCTAAAGAATCATTCCATCTACAAAAACCATATATGTCCCAATCAGTATTTTTTAGCAAGAAATCTGCCATATGTGAGCCAACCATTCCAGTTATTCCTGTTATTAAAACTCTTTCTCTTCTCACATGCATTTCACCTACGTCTATAACCTCCATACCAGATTCTTCTGGACTAATTATTTTCATGATATAAAATCCTTAATCTTACTATGAATATCATCTACAGAAAGTCCATTATTATCTAGATGGTAATCTCTACTTCCGTTTTCAAAAATGTATCTCTCAGGCAAACCTATTCTTAAAATTGGTTTTTGAACATTTTCATCAGCTAAAGCTTCACAAACTGCTGAACCAAATCCTCCTGAAAGGGTTTGTTCTTCTAGTGTCACAACATAATCGTATCCAGAAAGATTTCTTGCTATCAATTCTGAGTCTAGCGGCTTTATTTTCCATAAATCATATAGAGTTATTTCAACGCCTCCATCCTCTATAAACTTATCCCAAACCTTTCCACCTCTACCTAGCATGTAACCATAAGAAAGTAATGCAACTTTTGGCATAGTAGATTGAGGATTATCACTTAATCCAGGTTTTACAGGGTACATTCCTGCCTCTACAAAATTTGTTGAAGCGTTTGATAAATTGTAGCATCCTTCAAATTCTTCAGCATACTTCCTTTCTAGTCTTATGTATCTTACCTTTGGGTCATTGTATGTTAAATGTACTAAAGACTTTGCCATCTCATTATTTGTTGGAGAGTAAATCTCTATTCCTAAAAGAGAACGCATATATGCTATATCGTCATTTGTTTCATGAGCTGGTCCTGCTGGTGCATAACCTAATGCTACTCCATTACCTAAAACAGTTATTGGATTATTTGCCATACAACAGGAATATCTTATTTGTTCAAAGCATCTAGCTGCCCATGAAGCCATGAAATAAACATAAGGCTTTTTTCCTTCTGCTGCTAATCCTGCAGCAAAATTTATTGCGTGTTGTTCAGAAATACCTGCAGACATGAACTGATCTGGTAAATCACTTCTCCATCTGTCTAGGGCTGGTGCTCCCATATCAACTGAAATTAAATATACGTCTTTGTCGTTTTTAGCTATTTCAAATAGCTCTGCTATAAATGTGTCTCTTTGTGTCATGATAAATCCTCCAATCCTTGTTTAATGTCTTCGTCACTACTAGGTACAATTGTATGGTATTTCCATTTTCCTTCCATATAACTAACACCCTTTCCTTTTATTGTATTTGCTAATACTACCTGTACTCCACTGTCTTCAGAGAAAACCTCTCTTAATTCATCGAAACTATGACCATCTACAACCTTTACGTTAGGTACAAAACCTTCAAATTTTTCTTTTAATGGCTCTAATTTTAGTAACTTTTCAGTTTCACCAATAGTTCCCATTCCATTTCTATCAACTATTATTTTTAGGTTAGTTAAATTATGGTGGGTTATTGAAATCAAACTTTCCCATACTGAACCTTCATATAACTCTGCATCACCTAGTATTACATAAACATCTTTGTCTCTATTTGCAAATGCTACTCCAGACGCATAACCAATACCATTTCCTAAAGAACCTCCTACAAAATGGCAGCCTGGTATTGAACCATCTGAATGTAGTCTCAATATTCCTCCAACCCTACAATATTTATCAAGCTCATCCTTTGGAAAGAAGTCGAAATCTGCTAGTATTGGATATATTGATGGAGAGCCATGGGCTTTTCCAAAAATAACAATATCTTTTTCATGATTAAACGTTGTATCCTCATCATAGAATAACGATACTAAAATATCTACTGGAGATAAAGAGCTATGTAAATGTCCTATCCCATCTCTTGTTTTAATTTCAAAAACAGTTTTTCTAACTGATTTTGCTATTTTTTCTAATTCTTTATTTTTCATAACTTATCTCCTAATATTTTTCTCTTTAATTTAAGTTTACTTTGTTCAATTATATTATCTACTGCTACCTGTCCATATCTTTTTTTAACCCTTTCTAGGAACGGAGGATATGCATGATATTTATCGAAAGCCTCATCTCTAAATTTTAACACTTCGGCTGGAGTGCAGTATTTTGTTGGCATTGGTTTAGTCGTGTACGCGTGGAAAGAATAACCAGCATAATCCTCTGGTAAGTCGTATCCAGCCTCAACTGCATCTTTATATAATTTACTTCCAGGTAGTGGCATCACGGCGTACGCATTCCATGCAACTGTACATAATTCTTCGCTTAAATCATATGTTTTTTGCATGGTTTCTATATTATCTGTAGGTAATCCAAATAGATAATTCGCCATTATTTCTATGTCTGCATCATGTACCTGTTGTACAACGTTTCTAATATCTACATCTTCAAATCTTCCTTTAGAAACCTCAAGCCTAACGTCTTTATCACCGCTTTCTATTCCTAAACAAAGCCATTTAATTCCTGCCTTTCTAACTAAATCTAGTATTTCAGGTCTTCTTACAGTGTCTATTCTAGAATAAGCCCACATTCTTAATTTGTCGTCTTTATTTCTTTCAGCCAACATTTCACAAAGTGGCTTATAGTACTTTGGAGCCAATAAAAACATTTCATCACTTATTCTTATCGTTTCTACCCCCATATCTATTACCTTGTCAAATTCTTTTATGATAAATTCAGGGGACCAATATCTCATCGTATTATAGTTTGATGCAACTCCTATTTCGTCTTTATCATCTCTATTAAGAATGTTAATCATACAAAATTCACACTTAAATCTACATCCTAGTGAAGTGTATATTGCAGCGTAAGGACTTCTTTTTTCATGGTCATATTCTCCATGCCATAATGGAGACCTATATAAATCAAAAGGTTTTTTATCGTATGGCAACAAATCCCAAGCATAACCTGGTAAATCTTCATCCATCCTACTTTGTGGAACTATTTTTTCAGGGTCTGTCAATATCGATTTTCCATCCTTTCTAAACCCTATACCCTTTATATGTTCTAATTTTGTTATGTCACTTAAATCTTCTTTTAATATATTCCATAGCGCATAAACTGCCTCATTGGTAAAAATAAAATCTAGAAAAGGTTCATTTTCCAAAACCTCGTATGGTAAAGCTTGAACATGAGAACCTGCAACAGAAATAGGAATAGTTACCCCTGCCTTCTTTATATTTTCAGCTAATAAAACTGTACCAGACATTTGAGTAGTTCCTGAATTACAATTTTCACCGTAAACTACAAAACATATTAGTTTTGGATTGAGTTCCTTTATTCTATTTATTGCCTGTTCGTGATTCATCCTTTCAGCTAATACATCTAGTATGGCAACATTGTATCCCTGTTTTCTACATGATTGTGCAAGTAGTAGAGCCCATGTTGGTGTACCTATACCAGAATATTTATCTGCAAGGCATTGATAAACATGTTTAGCACTACCAGGACTAATAAATAATACGTCTAATTTATTTTCTTCCATAATTTTCCTCTTTGTTTATGAATACATTCCTTTTGTATCTCTAACAGACAATATAGGATTTTTTATTGGCCACCAAAAGTTCCAATTTGGATCGTCCCATTTTATTGTGAATTGCCTACCATCTACGAAGTGTGTATCTTGTTTGTAATAGTATATAGTATTATCCTCTAAAGCTAGCATAGAATTACCTATTCCTGCTGGAACATATAGTTGATTCATATTAGAAGAACTTAAAGTAAAAGCCTGCCATTGTTTATAGGTTGGAGAATCCTTCCTATTATCTGCAAGTATAGAATAAACTGAACCATTCAATACTGAAACTAATTTTGTTGTTTTATCATCTCCGTGTAAACCTCTCAAAACATTTTTCTTAGACACGGATATATCATCTTGAATAAACTTAGTATTGCTACAAGCTTGTTTATGATTTTCGCTATCATATAATTCTAGATAAGTACCCCTATGGTCTTCAAAATTATCTAATACTATTCTTTTTACGCCATGTAATTTTGTATCATAACATTTCAATTTTTTTCTCCTTCGTAATAACTTATTGTCTTTGGTCCTCTATAAATATCTTGGCCAAATATCTTTTTTTGAACTGACTCATTATATTCATGTTTATGTTGGCAATTTCTAGAAAAGGCCTTTCTTATTTTATCTTCTCCATTATGGGCTCCCCATGGCCAATTCCATTTTTTTGCGAATCTTTTTTTACCTTCTTCAAAACCTATTCCAGACATACTACTATATCCAGTAAATTTTCTCTTTCCACCTATGTCATGGATATATGTCAAATTTGGAAAACAAACATTATATATTCCATTCAACATGAATTGGTGGCTAATATCATCGTCAGCATGATTAAGGTGGTAGCCTTTATCTATTTTTATATGCTCTTTCATTAGTTTTATATTGTATCCTTTTGCCCAATCTAGTGGAGACTCTACTACAAAATAATCTTTTGACTTGTACTCTTCATATTTTGGAAGGTTAACGTACCAGCCACCGTGCTTTGATATAATATTTTTCTCTAAGCATCCTCTTCCAAATCTACCGTTTTTATCAGAGTCTGCAAAGCCAAAGCTTCCAACCTTTTCCAATAAAGTGTCTTCATGCTTAGATAATATATCATCTAGTTTATTCCAAAAGTCTTTAGTCTTAGGAAATGCATCATCGTGTACTCTAATAATCCAGTCAAAGTCGTGGTTATTTTTTTCTAGCCAATCTATTGCTTCAAACATCAGCTCATGGTGTGTTAGTCCTGAAACACTTTCTTCGTTCATCCAATGAATTCCATATTTAGCACAAACCTCTTTAGCCTTGTCTAACTGTTTTTTGTCAGAACCTACGTCATGGTTAATCATTAAAACATCCTTAAAAGAAACAGAAGAATTCTTAAATACCATGTTTTCAAATAACTGATAATGATTTTTTGTTTGAAAATATATACAATACTTTCTATTATTCATTATATTTCCTCTATCCTCTTAGTTTTATCGCAAATGAGTAAATCATAATCTGGCTTTTCACCTACGCTCAATTCATGGTATTGACATCCCCATTCATCTAATTGATTTGCAGTTGTCTCTAACCAATCCAATCCTGTTACTGCACCTCTTGCTGTCCAATACTTAATATAATGTCCTTTATCATATAGTTTATTTATCTTAGCTATATTTTCCATGTTAGGAATGGCATCTGGATAATGCCTTTCTCCTTCATAAAAACAAATTGTTTCGTCTATGTCTACGTATATCTTCATATTATTTAATATAACAAATTTATTTCAATCTGTAAAACTTTTTATGTAATTTTTTAATCTTTTTAAGTCTTCTTTATCATCTATATCAACAGAATCCTCTGAAGCCATTTCAACAAAACCAACTTTTCCAGAATAAAGAGAATTAGTTTTGATAAATGATTCTGTTTTTGTTATATAGAAAGCTCCATTTTCCTTATACCATGGTAACATATCTTGAGTCCTAGGCCGAGAACCCGGTATAAAATTAACAGGTTCTCCGTAACTATCCCAATAAAATCCTTTTTCATTTGTGACAGATATTACAGAATCAAACCTATTCATCATTTCTATACCTTCACTAATGTGTTTATTCGTTACCAAAGGAGTAGTTGCCTGCATTACAACTATTATTTCAGTTTTTTCTTCATCTAAAAAATGTTTTACGGCCTCTTCTGTTTTTGATGTATCTGTGCTTATGTTTTCGGGTCTTTCAACAACCATTGCACCATATTCCTTTGCTACAGCTGATATTTTTTTACTATCTGTACTGACATACACCTCATCAGTTAATTTTTTAGCAGTTTCTATTGAATAGGCCAATAAAGGTTTTCCATTCACATCGATAATATTTTTGTTTGGTATTCTTTTTGAACCACCCCTTGCAGGTATCAATATCTTAAAATTGCATTTCATATTTACCTCCAAATATTTCTGTAGTATCATATCTTTTTATTTGATATGGTTTTTCAAAAATGTCTCTAATATTATTTAATCCTCTTTCCATAGTAAATCCTGAAGATAGATTTAGCTCTCTGCATGATTCAAATAATTCTTCACTTATAGCAGTTTGTTCTCCAAACGGATAACTTATAGAAGAAATTTGTTTTCCAGTTATATTATTTATGTAGTTAATTGAATCAGATATATTTTCCTTTATTTGTTTTTTATCAAGTGTACCAAAAGAAACATGATTTTTCCCATGAGTTCCTAGGCAGCCAGCTCTAGATAATTCTATTATATTTTCTTTGGACATAAATAATTCTTCACATACATCTGATTCACTCTTTTCAGAATATTTATTAAAAGCTTCATCAATGTCTTGATAATTAGCAACAAAATTTAATAAGTATTTTATTTTTGAAGTTTCCAAATTATCAAAAGGATATTGCGACTTTACATGTTCTAAGTCTAGTGATTCTATTTCTTTTTGATATTTTTCTCTAAAGTATTCAAATATTAAATTATCACCTATATTACTTCTAAGATAGTGTATCTTATGTGTGTGAGGAATTTTTTTGTATTCTATAGTATCTGATATAGCATAAAATACGGCTGGAATACCTTTTTCTTTCAGTATACTATACCCTGTTTCAAAAGACTCTAATAATCCATCATCAAATGTTATTAAGCAAGACTTGCTTGGCATTGAATCATTATCTAAGGTTGAAATTGCTGTGTCTAGTTCATCTATGGATATAAAATCATAACCGTTAGCGTTTATCAAATCTAACTGTTCTGTGAAGTGCTCTGGTGTGATAGGATATATCCCTTTACTAGGCATTATTTTTCTTATGTAGTGATAATTTACAACTAATAAAACTTTATCCATAGTACTTTTCCAAAACTTTTCTCAAAGATTCTTCATTAAAATCTTTTTTCTTATAGTAAAACTTTTGTTTAATTTTATCCTGTTTTTTTGGTTGTATACTATTTTTACTATATGCTTCTAATACTCCCGGGATATTTTTTACAGATTTCATAAATAGTTTATTTGTTGTATCGTAGTAATTATCTCCATCTTCCATATCTATTTTAACAGTTTCTAATATATCTCCTCCATCAACAATCGTGTTTGCTAAATGTATCGTTGTTCCTAAATTTTTAAGGTCATCGTTAAAAAATGTCCAAAAAAGAGTTGCTGCTCCTCTGTATCTAGGGCTCAAACCTAAATGTAAATTTATTATCCTGTCTTTGAACGCATTACACCATTCGTCTTTTAATAATCCTGCTCCATACAATAATATATAATCAGGATTTAATTTTTTTGCCCAATCTATATTTTCTATGTCATTTACTCTGCCTGCAGGAATGCACCTTACATCACAATTAGGATAGCCGTTATATTTATTTAGATATTTTTCTTCGTACATTTTCATCTTAGAAAAATGTTCATTTACAAAACTATTTTTTCTTTGAGAATTAAAGTAGTCTGAATGGGGTTCTGTAATTATTCCTGCTACATCTAAGGTTTCGCTTAGATAATTACAGTAATACCTATGTCTTATTTGACTTCCTGTTAAAATAACTACTTTCATGTTCTTATACTCAAATAGCCTTCAGACTCTAAATTTTTTGTAGCTTCTAGTTCTCCCTTAAAGCTATGAATCAATCCTCCGCATGAAAGTGGAGCCATTGTATAGTATTTAGAAGATGGAAACTCTGCATCCTGTCTTCCACCATAAAAACTATATCCATATATATTAACCTTTTTGAATAGCATTACAGCTAAAATTATGGCTATAAAACCAGTAGTTGATTCTTTACCGTTTGTTAAGGCATTAGAATATGTTTCTAGTTCTCTATCTATATAGCTTATTTTATTATTTCCATTCATATGTAAATCTAATATTCCAAATACCCTATCTAAATTTGAAGGGTAAGGTCTAACGATAAAATGTTCATTCTTTAATCTTGGAAACCATGTTGCTGAAGGAAGTCCTAATGTTCCACCTGTTTCAAAACTTATGCTAGAAAAAGTTTTTCCAGATATTAACCGTAAATCTGTTCTACTTCCAACCCAATCTTCAAAACCTTCTATTCTAGCAGCGTTTGACCTTATTATGAAATCATGGCTGTCTATTTCTTTACCTAGTTTTTTATCTAGTATGTTTGGAGCACTACCAATAACTGCACATGATTTGTCAGAAAAATCAGAATCGAAACTGTTTATACCTGTAAAGTATGATATTACTTCATCTTTTGAGTATTTGCCATTATATTTTTTTAAGGCTTCTGCTAATTCTGTATTTTTTACAAACGTATTCATATTATTTATATGCATTTACACACAATTGACCGTCTTGTTTGTGTGGGTCCATACTCTCTATTCCTGTTCTCTCAACTTTAGAAAAACCAACATGCTTTAATAAATTTTCTAACATATCATATGTCCAACCTGCCACGTGGCTTATAGAACCGTAAACATTTCCATTTTTATCTGTTAAGTAAGTTTCTGGTCTAGCAGCATTTGCTTCACTACCACAAACCCCAGCCATTAACATTCCTCCTACACCCATTATTGGATATATTCCTCTATTTGCCATAGAACCCCAATGATTTTTACTCCTGCTCCACTGAGATGGGTCGTTATTGTTGTATGCCTCTATCATTTTTCCTAGGTCTGGACAAACAGTTCTAAATTTTCCACCTATTTCTAGCTTTCTATATATCTTATTTATCACTAATTCTATATTGCAATACGGTATATGCTCTATTACGTGAGACCAATAAACATCCGTTAAGTATCCATCTGAGCAAGATATTTCATCAAAGACTATGTTTGCTCCTCCATTATTGTATCCAAATTCTGTCCATCCTGGAAGGTTTCTATTTCCGCCTATCTCTAGTTTCTTATTCAACACTAATCTCCTTTATATTTTTTTCTAGCTCCCTCTTCACATGGTAAAACATATTTTTGTGTTATCCCAAGAGCTTCTTCTAGATTTCTAACAGACTCACAAACTCTTTTCATTCCACCAGGTTCTAAAGATGCTGCCTGATCAGAGCCTTTCATAGTTCTATCAGTTGTAAAGTGTCTTTCTAACCACGTTGCTCCTAAAGCCACTGCTCCAGCTTCAACTCCTCCATTTGCTGACCTAAAGTGTCCAGAGAATCCAATTTTTGCCCAAGGAAATTCTTCTTTATATGTTTTAAGTACATTTAGATTAACATCCTTTTCATCACATGGGTATGTAGAAGTACATTGCATAACCACAACATCATTTGTGTGAGATTTTAATATATTCATAGTTTCTTCGACTTCTTCCATAATACACATACCAGTTGAAACAAGTATTGGCTTATTAAAAGTCATAACATGTTTTATTAAGTCGTGCTTAGACGTTTCAGCTGAGCCAAACTTATATATTTCTTGCCCTAATTCTTCCATTTCATTTGCACTATTTATATCAAAAACAGTATTAAATGCTTTCAACCCTAAACTATTAGCATAGTCAAATAATTCTTTCCATTGTTCTTTACTAAATTCTAGAGCCTCTTTGTGTTCTCCATATGTTTTTCCAAAACTGTTTGGATTATCGTATGGACGATTATATTGTTCTTCAGTCAAACATTCTGAAGGCGTTCTTTTTTGGCCTTTAATATAATCTACGCCACATTTTGCCGCTGCCTTAATAATTTTTTTGGCCAACTTCATATCACCACAGTGATTGATTCCCATTTCTGCAATTATTTTAGTATTAAATTTCATCAAAATTCTCCTTAAACCTTTTCGTTATTAGATGCGGTCTAGTTATGGCTGTTCCTATAACTATATTACTGGCACCGTTTTGTTTTGCAAAATATACATGTTCCTTTGTTGAATACCTACCTTCAGCTATTATTGGTAATATAGATTTTTCTGACAAAAGTTTTAGAAAATCAAAGTCAGGTTCTTCAGTAGGTTCGCAATATTCAGTATATCCACTAAGTGTTGTAGAAAGCATTTTACATCCACATTTTTCAGCCATATGTATGTGTTTATTCATAAGGCCAGGATAAGCCATATCTCCTATTACAGGCACACTAGTCAGTTCACAAATATCTCTTAAATTTTTCCAACCATCTTTTACGGTTAATGCATCCTTTCTACCAGTTGCATCAGCTGCTATGTAATCTGCACCTGCGGCTTCTATTAGTTTAGCCTCCAAGATAGAAGGAGTTATCCACACTTTACCTGTAGTGTATTTCTTTTTTATTAGTCCTATTACAGGTATATCTACCTCTTTCTTAACTGCTGATATATTATCTACACCTTCTATTCTTACTGCAACTGCTCCTCCTCTCTCAGCCTCTTTTGCTAGAGCAACAATAGACTGAATGTTATTAAGATAACTACCTTCTTCTGCTTGACAGGATACTATTATTCCTTTATCCATTTCTTTCCTTTCTCTGTCTTTTTACTGCCTCTGAAAAAGCATAATCCTTATATTCAGGCTTTCTAGCATCTTCCCATGTAAAAGATTTCCAACTAGGATTAAAAAGATTATAGCAGTTCGCCTCTGACATTTGATGAGCGGTTAGATACCAATCACTAGCCTCTCTTCTACCTTGCATGGATATATCCATATCTTCTCCTTGTACATACATTCTCTTTTTAGGGTGTTTTCTATTATGAACAAGTAGTATATTTTTTATTACGTATTGAGGTATATTTCCTAAAACTCTATTGGTCATGTGTTGAAAAGCAGTATCTTCATGTACAAAGAATACAGATTTTGGAATGTTTACGCCCGCCTTTATTACTTCTGAAGATATAACCAATCCGCATCCGTTAAATTTATGTGGAGAAACTATCCTAACGTCTAAATCTTCTACACCTTCATTTATATTATCCATCTCTTGCTTATTCATAGTATATTTCAAGCTCCACCATTTATCACTGTCATCTGTGTGGTCTACAAAAGGTTTATCAGTAAAGTCTGGGTGCTCTAATACTTTCCAACTATCATCCCACATTTTGCATGTACCAAAAAATGATAGGTATTTTGGATTTTTATCCTTTATACCTTGGTGTAATATATCTAATACTTGAAAGGTTTGTCTAGGTATTAAAGAGTCAGATTCTCCCCACATTAAAACGTCTACCTTATTACAGTATCTAGTGTTAAATCTTCTCCTATAATCTGCTATCGTTACTAACTTACAACTGATTTTAATTTTAATATCCTCACCTAAAATAGCTATAGCACTCTTTATTTTACGTTCACAGTATTTCATTTTCTCTGCAGATACAGGTTTTTCTAGCTCTTCATTTGTAGTTACGTGAAAATCAACAATGACTTCTCCATCATAAGATTTTATAGCATCCAATAGAGATATAACATATTCTTCTATTATTTCTGCTTCATACCACTGTACTAAACATCCTATTGCAAATTTTGTTTTCATAATTCTATCCTAGGTATACCAGTATAACCTGGATTTATTTTAGACGTCATTTCTAATTCTATTCCTTTATCCTTCAACCAATAAAATAGGTTTTTGGTAGAATCTGCTACTAGTAATATTTCTTCTTTTGTCATTTCAAACTTTCCAAACTGAACCCTAGAAGGGTCATAACTATGTTCTTGCCATACACATCTAGTTTTATCAAACTCTTCCATGTTTGGGTCTCCTATATCCCAGCCAACCAATACAAACTTTTTAACTCCCATCAAGATACCGGTAGGTATACACATCTCATACATAGTTCCAGGACCCCAAGGCCTTTCAAATTGAGAGTCAAACAATAACGAATCAAAGTCTCCTTTAGCACAAACTGAAGAATCAAATTTTGGAAAGCTATCATTTCTAAAATTAGGAATCATAAAATCACACCTAATATTATTTTGCATGATTATATGTGGGTGTTGCTGGTCCCATATAATAAATGGAACGATTGTATGAAGGTTGTCTCCATAATCATAATTTGTGAAATTAACAAAGTTATTAAAATGAAAATCTACTGTATCCTTCAGTACATCAAAAGACTGTTTTATTGAAAAAACTAATTTATCAGAAAGTACATCGTTCAAATATTCAGGAGTATAATCTTTGAGAGATGGACCAGCCGCTACTATGTACGCAGTTTCTCCTTCAAAGGCTCCTCTTAAAACTTCAAGTCTTTCTTGACTAGTTTCAAGCATCAACATTTTTTTTCTTAATTCTAATGTTTTGCTTTTCATAATTATCTCGTCTGTAAATAAGGGTCTATTCCATGTTTTAAGCAGTATTCATCACTTGTTAAATTGCTGTCTACTAAACGTTCAACAAGTCTCAGCGCATTATCCCAGTTTCTAAATTCAACCGCTTTATCATCAATATATGCCACCGCTCTAGGCTTTTCAGAAGTTACCTTTGATACAAATTTTGCCATATCGTATTTCTTTAACCATTCCCAAACAAGTTCAGTACCTGTTTTTCCATTAACTAATCCTCTATCTGGTTTTGCCTTTGCAGTAAATATTATTACAGTATATTTTTTAGATAATTCTTCCAATGCCTCATACGAGCCTTCTATAGGTTCGTCATATATAGTACCATCATAAAATCCTTTACTATTTTTATGTATAACTCCATCAAAGTCTACTCCTATATTTGTTAACTCGTCTGGGTAAGAATTTGCTCTAATCTTATCTCCTTTCCAGTTTAATCTAGCTAATTCTTCAGGAGTATTTTTGCCTATAGGAGGGCATTCATTACCTGAGCCGTGAGTAAGCTGGTATTGTAATAGTAAACTTAAGCATTCAGCTGTATGATAATAATCTACACCTAATATTACTTGTGTTAAACCTTTTATAGATTCAGCTATAGGCTTAGCTGTTATTAAACAAGTTTCCATTCCATTATCAGATGCCCACTGTAAAGCTTTGTTTACGTCTTTTGATTTACCTGATGAAGATATTCCATATACCAAAGACTTTTTCATTTGTGATTTAGTACGGGTTGAGGTTCTTTGTTGTAGCCATGCAACCATCCATTGGTCAAAGTTTGTATCATTTATTAGTGAAGTTGCAACAACACAACTACCTGGACACATTGCGTTCTTTGTACCATTTGAAAGTCTTGTCATATCAACAGCAGTATGGTCAGCTACTCCCATATTACCACCATGACCAAGTACATAAATGTCATTGCACTTATTATATTTTTTTTGTAATTCTTGCCATTCTGGTCCAGAAACTATTTCTGTAAATCTATGGCCAATGTTTTCAATATTCATCATAATTTTATTCTCCTATTTATTATATAATATAATAAAATTTTTTGACATGGTAAATTATTTGTCTAATTTTTTTATTGCATCTATTAACATTGTTGTGTCCATTCCTAGAGCATAGAATCCATATCCATCTAAGTCATGAGATTTTATATCTTCTGTTTTTACTAAATGTACTCCTCTAAGCTCTTTTGGTATCATGTTAATTTTTTCTAAATACTCTTTGTATTCTTTATTATCCCATTCTCCAACACAACCTAAGCTAGCAGATAAATCGTATGGTCCAACTAAGTAATAATCAAATGGCATATTATACAATTCCTCTAAGTTATCAACAGCCTCTTTTGTTTCTATCTGTGCTATAACTATTGGCATAATATTTTGCAGTTTGTCTTTACCCCAAAAATTTTCTCTAACTAATCCTTGGCCTCTTTTACCTCCGTGTTTAGGGTATTTACAGTAATCAATGATTTCCTGTGCCTGATTTTCATTTTCAACTGTAGAAAATATTATTCCTGTTGCACCTGCGTCTAAACACATTCTAACCAGGGCCTTATCTAAATGGGAAACTCTAACAAAGCAATTTTTTCTTCTAAGAGTTATTATCTGTATTGAAGTATAAAGGTTTTCATTATTAAAGGCTCCATGTTCTGTATCTAACACGATGCCGTCATAGTCTGAATCTGCATATATTTCAGATATTATTGTAGATGATATTTGTTGCCAAAGTAGTTTCATTATTTTTTCTCAACTAAACTTAGTCTATCTTCTTCTGTGTCTACACTTTTACTATCGTGATCGGTATATTTCATAGAAACTTCTATATCATTTTCTAATAGCCTTAATAATCCTATGCCTTCCATATTTTCTAAATATGTTGGTTCTAGTTTTACGTATCGTTGAAGGCTATCATAGTCAAAAGAATAAACACCTAATTGTTTATACACTTTTTCTTTCAAATTTTTTCTACGAGTTTTTTCATCTCTAAACGGTATAGAATATCTAGAAAAATAAATTGCTTTTCCTGAATTACTGATTACTACCTTTACACAATTTGGGTCAAATATTTCTTCTATATCTTTTACTTCTGTATAAAAATTTGTTATTTCGTTTGATAAATCAACGTTCAACGTATCAACATTAAAAAATGGCTCATCTCCTTGAATAATAATATACCTATCTGCATTTTCAGCCCTGTGCTTTAATATTTTAGCTGTTTCAGCGGCTCTATCGATACAATCAGGATGATTTGGATCTGTGTAAACATAATCTATATTATACTTCTCGCATACATCTGCTATTCTCTTATCGTCTAAGGCAACATATACCTTTTTCCAATTATTCCACTTTTTAACTGAATTATACACGTGCCATATCATGGGTTTACCATTTATATCACATAAAGGTTTTCCAGGCAATCTAGATGAGCCGTATCTGGCAGGTATTATTCCTATATATTCCATAATTATATTGTGTCGTAAAATGCGTTTTGTTTCTCTTGTCTTCCTATGTCCTTTGGGTGATACAATGCATACTTTTCCTCAGCTGGAAGATTTGCAAATTTAGTATAACCTTTCAATTGTTCATGGACTGGTTTTATCCAGTAGATTTCTTCTTTGTTTCTATATATTCTCATCTGCCAGTCTGGAAAGTTTACCCATCCCATATCATCAACTCTCCAACCCCATTTGGCAATATGCGCATCTGTTATTCCTGCGACTGTGTTTACTCTAGGAACCCAATATGCTTGAACATCGTCATTCGCTTCTAATATAAACGGTAAAGCTTCTATCAGATATTCGTTTGGTATTTCATCTGCGTCTATTTGAAATATCCAGTTACCATTGCAACTTTTGTTTAATTTATTTTTGTATTCTGCAAAATTCTTATTTAATGCATATTGATTAAGAGAATATTCTGACGCGGGTTTAGTTTCAAATCTTTCACATACGCCTATTACCTCTTGAGTTGAATTCATATCCATTTGAACCACTACCTCATCTTGTTTTCTTTTGTGCTCGAATAAAAATGTTAATAACTTTTCTATTTCTTTATGTTCATTACATACTGTAATTGCATAACTAATTTTCATAACCTATTACTCCTGTTTTGTTTTACCGTCTCTATCTTCCAATAAAAATTTATTTTCTATTGTATCACTAAATTTATAGTCAACTAAAAACATCTTGTTAAAATGTTGTATATCAAATGTCCTATAACTTGCTCCCCATTTTGTTTGCATATCTTTTTTTAGAAAAGAGGCATAAAATCTCTGTGAAGATGTTCTCATTTCTAGTTTTGGAATGTTTAATTTTCTCTTCTTTTGAAACTGTGGTATATAAACTAATCCAACATCTTCTGCAAGTTGATTTAATCTAACATTAGAAAAATTATCTAAAGTTAGCGCATGAACCTTTTTCTTAAAAAATGGATTCAAAACCAATATCATATATTCTCTTGCAGAATCTCTAGTTTTTCCTGAAAGTATAGGTGAATATCTAATTCTTAGAATCATTCCTTTTTCTATTCTACTTTTACTAACCTGTACTTGAGAATTTATTCTTACCCTATGTTCATTCAGTTTACCCATATTAAACGTTCTTTGCCATTCCTACTCTTTTGCATACATCTTGGAAAGCTGTTGGTACGTAGTATTCTGCAACATCTGTAGCTAACCTAGTAGTATAGTATTCTCCAGGCTTTCCTGGTATAGGATACTTTTCTTTTTCTTCTTCAGGTACCTCTACAATTGGAGCATATACCCAATTCCATTGTTCAGTTGTTCCTTCTGGATAAATCATTCCAGTTGAAAACATGGCTGTTGTAGGATACCAATATTGTCCTAAAGAATCATCTGTATATCTCAATTCCCTTATCAGTTGAGTTGTTGACTTCTCTACCTCTTCTATTTTATCACTACCAATTTTATATTCAGAATTTGTAGTAAACCCCGTATCCATACATATTCTAGTTTCTATCCCAGCAGCTGTTTTTTCAACAATTACTGATTTTTTGCCTGTAAAAGGGCTAATATCTGTTAAATCTGACTCTATCATGTTGTTATCTTCTTTAATTTAGGTAATTTTACCTTTGGTGGTTTGTTTAACTGTTGTAATTTAGGTAATTTTATATCAACCTTTTCTACCATATAAGAATCTAATATCCTCTTAAATTCTTCTGTCATTGCAGAAAGACTAAATTTTTCTCTAGATAATCTTGCCTGCTTTCTAGAACCGTCTAAGAATACTTTGTAATTCTTAAATACCTCTTTTAGAACCTTGCTAGCATATCCATAATTTACATAAAACCACTTAGAACCTTTAATTATTACATCTTTCCACTGGGCTGACTGATGCACCTCTTTTATTTCCCCAGGTAATAAAGTTGAATGAGGAGTTAAAAAGTCTATATGGCCAGACCAATTAGAAGCTATCACTGGTTTACCAGTTACGCTAAATTCTAATAAAGGTCTTCCAAATCCTTCTCCATGAGTAAAGCTAACCATAGCCTTTATTTTAGGGTGATTATATAAACTATTCATTTCATCGTCTGTTAAATCGCCGTGTAAAAGATATATATTTGGACAATTTTTTCCGTATTGTTGTCTCAGTCGTTTAATATTTTGCAATATCATCTCTCTATCAGTTACACTAAAAGTTGCTGAACTTGTTTTCATTACTAAAGCTGGACGAGTTGAGCTTGGATTATTTTTGAAAGTTTCTATAAATGTTTTAACTGTCATCCCTGTATCTTTTCTGTCATGTCCAAGAGCTCCATTAAGCCAGTGGCCGCAATATAAAAAGCAAAACTTTTCTTTTACTACACTCATTTGTTCTTGTACGGAGTTTTCAATGTCTGTAGTTTTATTAAATACTTCAAGATTCAGGCCTTCAAATAAAACCTCTACTGGAGTTGTACACTTAACCTCAGCAACTTTTTGCTGTGTTCTTTCATCTACCTTATCAAAAATAGTTGACTCAAAAACCTTCTTTGCATGATTAGAAGGTACAAGAATAAGCTGCATTCTATTTAGACCTTCTATCCAACCAGCAGAACAAACATCTGTTTCTATACCTGCAGTTATACCTATATTGTATTTTCCAATAGGATTAAACTCATTAGGAACACTAACCTGTATAAATACGTCTGGTTGTTGTGTTATTGATTGAGGATTAACTATTAAAGATTTAATATTATTATCCTTTTCTAATATTCCATTTCTTGGACAATCTCCCCATCTTAAATCAACTATTTTAATTATATACTTGTCCATGTTTATTAAAGATTTTAATAAATCTCTAGAATGGTCTCCATAGCCTGATCTAGAGCTTACTGGACCTTGAAATACTAATACTTTTTTCATATTTTATTCTCCTATAACCTACTTTAACATTATTCCGTCTGGATAAATTACATCTTCCATATCTGTGTTAATAACTGTGAACCTCTCTCTAGGCTTCCATGATTCTAACATATTGTTTACTTGTTCAATAAATGAAGTACCCATATTTTTTGCAGTCATTTTTATTTTTGGATCTGTCACATATTCTCTACCTGAGTTTCCTCTTCTTTCCAATTCTTTTGTTCCAAGTTTGTATGTTTCTAACATTCTATCCTTTATATCATTTATGTTTATTATAGAATCATAAATGTAAGGTGTTTGAGGAGAACCTTGTAGTGTTACCGTTGGCCACATAGGAAAAGCCCATTCTCCATGTTTTGTATATCTCTTATCAGCATTGGATGGCCAGTCAGTTGTATAGTCTTTTTCAGTTAAATATGTTCCATCTTCTTTCATGAATCCCATCTGGTCTTGTAGTCCTCCTATGCAACTAGCAATAATAGGTGTCCCAGTCATTAGTGATTCACAAACACTCAAACCAAAACCTTCAGCAGTACTAGGCTGACAAGTTACGTCTGCCATATTGTATAAATAATTTAATTCATTTGTAGGAAATTTTGCATCTGTAAATTTAACGTTATAGTCTGAAGCAAGGGCCCTGTGTACTGCTGGTAAGTCTGTTCCATTTGGGTCTACTCTTTCACAATGTAATAATAAGCAAGTATTCTTAGCTTCTTCTTTTCCTATTGTGTCACAAAATAACCTATATCCTAATATAAGATTTGATACACCCTTTCTACGTATATTTCTACTATTAAAGAAGAATGTAAAATCTGGGTCTAAATTCATTTTATTAGTCATCTTTTCTCTAAAAGTATAATATCTAGAAAATTCAGGATGATTGGGCCCTATTTTGAAAAATTTATTTTCACATATTCCATGTGGCAAATATGTTAAGTCTAAACCTTCTACCCTAGGCTTTCTTTGGCAAACATTTTTGTTGATATTATATGTTTGTTTTGAAATTGCCATTAATAGGTCACAAGATTCATATGCATTTTCATTCCAGTGAGGATAAGGAAGGTCATCCCATATATTAAGATATATCAATGGCATAGTTTGTCTTATTTCATGCTCCATATTGTATAGCCAACCCCAGAACCTTGGATCTGTAAAGTGCATAATAATATCTATTTTTTCGTGAGAAATCAATTGTCTTAAAAGATCCGGATTACCGTATCCATCAGTTGGGTACACTATTACACTAGCGTCCTGTACCCCTGTTTCTTTTTGAATATCTGAAGATATATCTATTCTTTTTCCTTGATCAGGGTGCTTAATGGCTCCTCCTATTTGTACCCAGTCATATTCTTTACAAGAATTTAGAACTATTTCTCTACTCATTGTTCCAACGCCAGAATGCAATCTCATATCGTCAGACAGCAGTAGAATTTTTTTCTTTTTTGGTTTATTCAAGTCTATTTTTTTCAATTTTGGTAATGATATATTAGAATTCATATCTTTTTTCTCTCCCTTTATTATCCATTGATTAGAAAATACTTCATGTAATAAATTATGCCTATTACAAAACTCTAAGACTGCTTGTTTTACACCTTCTCCAGTTTCATAATCATCTCCGCATAAAACTGTGTCTGGAAATAAATTATAGCTTTTTTCAATGTCACTTAAACAATCCTCAAACGTATGAGATGCATCTATATAAATTACATCTGGTACTACGTCGTGAGATTTTACTATATCTAAACCATCAACTGTATATTGTTGTATTGGTATAACTCTATCTTTATATTCAAAAAGCCTATTTGAAAATATAGAATAAGGACCGTAATTAGGGTCTTCTATAATGTTTTTAAGCTCTGGCCAAGTACTTATATGTTTTTTTGGCCAATAGTCTACAGAAATAACTGTAGCAGTTTCAAAATTCTCTAAAATTTCTTTTGCACTACTACCTAGTTCTGCACCTAATTCAAGATATATTGGATTTTCTTTATTTTTAAGAAGTTCTTTTACTTTATTAAAGCCAAATCTAGGCCTTCTTTTTGTATTCCATTTTTCTTTATTTTTCTTAAAGTATGAATCAAACTCTTCTTCTATAATGCCTATTTTTCCATGGGAGCGTGTTCCCTCTTTTCCCCAAGAAAGTAATTTTTCATCTAACTCTTTATATTGCTCTGTTAAATGATAAGATTTTTTTAATTTATCTAAGCCCATAACCTTTATTCCTCTTTATTATACTTTTGTACCTAACTGCTTTGTTTTGTCTATACTATCTCTAAATGTTTTATCATTATTGTAAAGGTATAGAGACCTATTTACTAGCTTCTGAAAATTCATTCCATTTTCTAGGCATATTTTTTTGAAGGTGTTTTGTTCAACTTTGCAAACCTTAACCGAAGTTAATTTTAATTTCTCCATAACTATTCTCCTATTGTATATATAAATATATGTATATACATAAAAAAATCAAGTTATCACAACAACTTTTTTATTATATTCAACTGCATAGTTTACAGTGTTTGCTGTTCCCTTTGCTGAATCTCCTTCAGGTACAAAAGCGATTAGTCTATCTATACTCTTAGCTAAAATTTTATTTCTAACATAAAAATTCTTAGGACTATATTGTTTACCATACCACTCTTCTTTCATATACGAATACAAATTTTTAGGAGTATGAGAAGGATTGACTTCTATATATTTACAGTCCAATTCTAAAGCATATTTTTTAGCATACCTGTCTGCTCCATTTGGACTTCCACCACTAAAAATAACTAATTCTTTTCCAAACTTTTGTTTAAGACTAAAAATCGTCTCCTTAATCTTTCTTTTATTTTCATATTTTCTACTTCCAACTATCCCTATTTTCATATCTTTTCCCATTTACCATTATTCAATAACTTAAATGTTCCAATATATGATTTGCTCCATTCATTAGGACTAATTAAACTTAAAAATAGATTTTTATACTCATCCTCATACAAATAATAAGGTTCTCCTAATATTGGCTGAAAATTGTACCTTGATTCATATACTAGGCTTGTCCAATTGTATTCTTCAACTAATTTTTTATACTCATCTCTTAACTCACTCAATTTAGATTCAAAATATTTATTTGCTTTAAGAGAATCACTTTTATCGACCTTTATGGGTTCAAACTTTTGTGAACCTACCGTGGTAGGATACTGTTTTAAGTTAGCGTCAAATTTATCTAACTCTTCATTATGAACTATATTATCTGGATATTTCTTTTTCATCTTATCTTTATATTCATACCATGATGGGTTAGGTAACTCTGAATAATGGTCCCATAATTCTTTTTTTACTATTTCAGGTTCCTTTTTACTCACAAGCAACTAAAATATCTTTCGCCCCTATCACAAAGTATCGTAATAGCATTTTGTTTATTATTTTGGTTTAACCAATTTTCTGCTGCTAAAGTATTTGCTCCTGCACTTATTCCAACAAATAATCCATACTCTTTTGCCAACTGTCTTGCTTTGATTCTTGCTTGTTCAGTTTTAACAGTGACAACTTCATCAACAAAATCAAGGTCAACTAAAAATTTACTACCATCACCTATTCCCTGTATTCCATGAAGACCTGCTTCTCCACCGCTCATTACCGGAGATTCCGCTGGTTCTAATGCTACTATCTTAATATTTGGCCACATCTCTTTTAAGAATTTTCCAGTTCCCATTATAGTACCACCTGTTCCTGTACCCATAATAAGTACATCTGGTTGTTTATCTTCACCATTTATATTTTTATACTCATTCCAAATCTCTGGACCAGTAGTTTTGTAGTGAGCCTCTATATTTAGTGGATTATGGAATTGATTGCAATTAAAATAACCGTGTCGTTCACACAGTGTATCTCTCCGTTCAATTGCTCCATCAAAATCACCTGCCTCTACCGTATGTAAGTATGCACCATAGAATTGAAACATCTTTTTTCTTTCTATGCTCATATTCATAGGCATAACTATTACCATCTTATATCCTCGTTCGGCTGCTAACATTGCAAAAGATATTCCAGTATTACCTGAAGTTGCTTCACAAAGATAGTCTCCAGGTTTTATTAAACCTTTTTCTTCTGCGTCATTAAGAATAAAGGTTGCCATCCTATCTTTTACAGAGCCGCCTGGATTCATGAGTTCTGCTTTCCCCCAAACAGTTCTATCTTCTGATTTTATTGGAATTAGTGGGGTTTTTCCTACATAGTTTGATAATTTTAGCATGGCTTTAATATTCTACTTTTTGGTGGACATAAGTCGTGTTCTTTTTTGAATGGGCAATAAGTACAGTCATTTTTATACGCTGGATAATCACCTTCTTTATTATATGTACCGTCAGCATTAAATACATTTTCCACAAAGGCTTTTAATAATTTATCTACTTTGTTTATTGACGGCTTTCCTGCAGCTGGCCTATATTGTTGTATTCTTTTCTGTGGAAAATCACAGTTTTCATATAACTTTCTTTTAACTATAAAATATTCTACTTCTATATTTTTTATATCTGTTCCATATTGCTCAGCAAAATACTTTTTATACAATCTTAATTGATTACCTTCTTTCTTCTTCTTTTTATCTTTCCATCCCATAAATGAAGTTTTAATATCTATAATCTTTATTGTATCATGTTCCTTCATTACCAAGTCCATGAAACCCATAAACATTATATTTTTATTGTATTCAACTTCACTAAATATTGGCATTTCAATACCAACTAATTCTGTATATTTTTTTGAAAAGTATGCGCCTCTTTTCTTTTTGAACCACTCTAATATTGCTACACCATCTGAATAAAAGTCTGACATTTCTTCTTGACAACTAAAATGTTTGCCTTCTGTTTCGTCTAGCCTTTTTTTATATTCACTAGCCATATTGTCTTTTAGTAATTTTTTTAAGTCTATCCTATCAGCAGCTACCGCTGTTTCTTTATACATTGTATCTAAATAAAACTGTAAGGTTTCATGAAAAGCTGTACCAAATACTAGAAACATGTTTGGTTCGAATCTTGATTGTTTATCTATTTTTTCAAGTTTCCATTGGTGTGGACAATTTGTATATGTGCTTATTTGTGAGTAAGATATGGTTTTCTTACCCATCTTTCTTGCTTTGACAGCAAAGTCGTATGGTGTTTTTAATTGCATATATTAAATATAATAAAAATACACGATATAAAAAAATTCTGGTGAATTTATTTTTCACCAGAATCTTTATTGTTAATAACTTTTTCTATGTATACTATGGCATCCATTAGTTCTTCTTGGAGGTGGGTCATCCACTCTATGAAGTTTAAGTCTTCTCTTTCCATGGTGACGCCATATTTATCTTTACCAACCTTAGCCCTATCCTGTATTTTCTTACAGACTGAATCTTCTATCTTACTCATCTTCTGTTCTTGGCATTAGTTCTTCGTTAATATGTCCACAAGAAGCACATTGAAAAATTGGAACAGGTAGAAAACCGCCTTTACCATTAGGAGAAAGTACTGCTGATATTTTTCTTAATAGGTGTACCTGTATAAATGTAGGATTTCCACACTGTTCACACTCAACTCCATCTAAATCTTTTATTTTAAGGCCCTTTAGTTTTCTATTAAATTCGCTTTTTAACTCTTGATTGTCCATATATTATCTCCTTATCCAAGTCCAAATCCTCCACCCATCATCGGTGGCTCTGCATCAGAATCTTCTGGTTTTTTTGTTATTACACACTCAGTTGTAAGCATTGTACCAGCAACAGAAGCAGCTTTTTCCAGTGCAACTCTAGTTACCTTTGCAGGGTCAATAATACCAGCGTCGTACATATCTACAACCATTTCTCTTCTAGCATCAAACCCTTGAGTGCTTGTCAAATCTTTTATATCTTTCCATACTACCTCAGGATTAAGTCCTGCATTTTCCATTATATATCCAAACGGTGCACCACAAGCCTTAATAACTATTTCTCTTCCTGCTAGCTGATCGTCATTTTCAAAATCTTTTACATCTGGCTCCAAACATCTCATCAGGGCAATACCACCACCTGGAATAATACCTTCATCTAAAGCTGCTCTTGTTGCATTTAGGGCATCTTCTACTCTATCTTTCTTTTCTTTCATTTCTATTTCAGATTCTGCGCCTATTCTTAAAATAGCAACTCCTCCTGCAAGTTTTGCTAATCTTTCTTGAGTTTGTTCTTTGTCATAGTTTGAAGAAGCATTTTCTATGTCATGTTTTATTTGAGAAACTCTATTTTCTATTTCCTCAGCTGTTCCTGCTCCATCAACTATTGTTGTATATTTGTTATTTATTGTAACGAGTCTTGCCGTACCAAAAGATTTTGTAGTAATCTTATCTAATCTCATTCCTCTATGATATGAAACAACCTCTCCTCCTGTTAGAGCTGCAATATCCTCTAAATATTGATTTCTTTTATCACCAAACCCTGGAGCTTTAACTGCAGCAACCTTACACGTGCCTCTCATTTTATTTACAATAAGTCCAGCAAGAGCTTCTCCATCTACGTCTTCTGCAATAATAAGTAAAGGTTTGTCTTGTTGAATAGCTGCTTCTAAAATTTTTACTATTTCCTTTATAGAAGTAATTTTTTTGTCATAAAGTAATATCCATGGGTTTTCAAGCTCTACCTGCATTTCTGTATTATTTGTTATGAAGTACGGGGATAGATATTTACTCTCAAACTGCATACCTTCTACTATTTCTAATCTAGTATCTCCTGTTTGAGATTCTTCTACAGTCACAACTCCTTCTCTACCAACTTTAGATATTGCCTCTGATATTAAATTTCCAACCTCTCCATCGTTATTTGCAGATATTTTTGCTATATTTCTAATATCTTCGTCAGTACTTACATCTTTACTACAGTCTCTTAGGCTTTTTACTATTGATTTTACAGACTTATCAATACCCCTTTTTAATTCTATAGGGTGTCTACCTGATTCTATGTTTCTTATTCCTAATTTTATTATTTCAGAAGCCAATACTGTAGCTGTTGTTGTTCCATCACCAGCTTCATCATTAGTTTGTTGTGCAACTTCTTTTACTATTTGAGCACCTGCGTTTTCTAACGTGTCCTCAAGTTCAATTTCTTTTGCTACCGTTACTCCATCCTTTGTGGAGTGATATTCTCCATATTCTTTTTCAATGATAACAGTTCTACCTCTCGGTCCTAATGTAGACTTTACGGCATCAGCTAGTTTATTAACTCCACTGTTTATACCGTTTCTAGCATCTCTATTAAATGATAAATCTTTTGCCATAACCTTTATTCTCCTCTCTTAATTATACAATGAATGTCTAGTTCGTTTATTACAAAAACTTCTTCTTCATCAACCTCTATAGAGTATGCTCCTCTCTTAGGGTATGCAACTAAGTCTCCAATATTGCAAAGTGGTTCAACTGTATTTCCATAATTAACTGCTCCTGGGCCTACTGCTAATATTCTACCTCTACTAACACCTTCCTGAGAAATGTCAGGCATAATAACTCCTCCTGAAGTCATCTCTTCTGGGTCTACTGGTTTAATTGCTACTTTTCCTCTCATTGGTTCTATCATAATATAACTCCTTTATTGCGTAAATTCATAACTATATATAAATATCTTTTTAATTTGTTTCTTTATACTCTTCAAGTATATTTTTAACGCTGTCTATCTTATTAAATTCTTTTAGTTGGTCTAAAACTTGTTTCTTAAAAAATGTTTCATAGTCTAATTCAAATACATCTTTTCTTTCGTCTACTAAATGTAAATCTTCTTCATTAAGACATATTGCTGTCTGTCTATCTCTGGATTTCATATCTTCTTCGCAGTTGCTTTTTATGTAAAACAGATATGGATTATCAGTATTTTTAATTGCAGTATTTAACTTTTCATTGGCCCAAACAGAAGCTTTTACATGTTGAGGCATAGTTTTAATATATTCATTGAATTTTTTAGTAAATGATTTTGATATACCTATTTCTTTGTAATTTACCGATTCTAGTTTTTTTCTAAGGGCAATTAAATGGTCTACTGATAACTTTTCTCTAACAGCAAATTCAGCTATTTTATTAAGTGCACCTTTCATAAATTCTGGAGTATCTTTACGAATGATATTCATACCTCTAATATACTTTTTACCTGTATCTCTTACTATACCGTAATATCTTTTCTTTGAATCTCCAAAATATATCTTTTCCATATCGTATTCAAACTTTAGGTCCATCATCATGTATTCGTCTTGCAATCCAGTGTTATATTTCTTTACAAGGTCTTCTTTTAGAGACTCGTTATATAATTCTAGTTGTTCTTCCATTTGTTCAGCGTTTTTACCCATAGATTTAACAAATATAGAATCAGTATCACCGTATAAGGTTTTATGCCCATATTCATTAAATTTTAGTACTGCAAATTTAAGAGCCTGTCTAGCAAAATAAGTTATGGCATCAGCAACTTCTGGCTTATATAGTCTAAATTGACTGAAGCCCATTGCTCCATAAGCTGAATTAAGTATAATTTTGTATGCCCATTGCCTTTTTTCCATAGCCACTATTTCATCACCTTTGTATTCTCCAGCTTTAAGTGCTCTGTTTATTTCAACACGTTTTAAGAATAGCTTTTTAAGTACATAAGGCAATAATCCTAGTTTATAGTCTTGAGCATAAAAAAGGTATCTATCTCCAAACAAGCTTTCATCATGGCCTGTATCTATATAGTTTATGTTGTCAGTCTTTAATTGTTTAACAATTTCTTCTATGTCTATTCCTATTTGCTTACAACCTTTTTCTGAAGCAATAAATGTTTCAGGACTAAGATTAAATGACATTATTGAAGTAGGGTACAGAGAAGTATAATCCATTACTGTAACGTCATCATGAGCTCCTGGTTCAGTTGGATTAAATACAATTGCTCCTGCATATTGTTGTTTTTGGCCATGTCTTCTTTTTGGAAATATTAGTTTTTTATGAAACTCTTTTAGTATATAGTTATCTACAATCATAGATTTGTAGAACACTAGACCTAAAGAATCTAGATTTGCAATACTTTGAATTGTTGTATATAATCCAAAAACGTTTATTTTATCATTTATTTCTTTTAGTATTTCAACGTCACGAATACCATATTCTATAAAGCCTTTGAAATTATCTTGCCAATCTTTCCAAGTTACGTCAGTTAATTTATCTAGGCCATCTTCTCCGACAATTTCTTTTACAGCAGTTGCCAATTTATAGTTTGGTAAATTATATCCCATATCTTGAACACTTTCCATCATATCAATATGGTCTAGACCTTTGATATTTACTTTCCAATATTCACCACGCTTTCTGATATATACATCCTTTATAGGAGACAAATTTTCATATGGTAATCCTAGAACCCTACACCTATTTACAATATATGGAAGGTCATAACCAGCAGAATACCATCCACTTATTATATCTACCTTCATCATGTTTACCATGTTTATGAAGCCTAGTATCATGCTCTCTTCGTCTTTTGATAACATGAAAACATATTCATCTTTTTCTATTATTTTAGGGTCATCAAAGTCTTTTGTATGTTCAGGGTGCCAAGCAAATACAAAATATTTATTTTTACTAGGTAAATAACACTGTAAAGAAGTTATAGGTTGTTTTGCTTTTTCAGGCATATTGTCTCTTGGGTTTTCAGGGTCGTACCAAGTTTCAATATCAAAATACATTATGTTTCTATGCTGTGACCATTCTAAACCTTTATCTAATACAAAATTAAATTCTGGACTTTTATCACATTCAAATATTCTATCTGGATATTTTTTAGATATTTCGTTTCTTATCTTTATAGAAGTGTATTCTACCCTGTATACCTCTTCTTCATATAGAGAATTATATATTTTTGTGTCACTACAGTCAAATTGTTTAATATCTAGTATATCGTCAATATGCTTTGCAGAGTAGTAAAAATAATCTTTGAAGTTATCTACTTTAGTTACGAAATCACCGTTTTCGTCGTAGCCAAATTGGTATATTTTGTATATACCTCTGTCAAATTTTGACGTTATTCTTGATAGTTTGAATGTACTCATAGTTTATGTTTTTATATAGTAAATATAATAAATTTATTTCAATTAAAAAAATTCTGGGTGAAAAGTTATTAACAATTGTGGAGAATATCGGAGTCGAACCGATGACCTCTTGGATGCAAACCAAGCGCTCTAGCCAGCTGAGCTAATTCCCCATAACTATTTCAAGTCATATGAACTGCCAGATTTATCTAGCATTCCAGCCTTAACCATTTCTTGCATTATTGCCCAACTCTCTTTCCAGTTAGAATCTAACTTTAATCCGTGGCCACCTTCAGATATAACAACTCTAAGTACCTGTTGGTGAGAAATACCTTTTCCACCAAGAGACTTCATAATTCTAGTTATTAAATCTACTCCTGTTTGACTAAGAGTTATCTTTTTTGTTTTTGCTTTCTTTATCTTTTTAACAATATTAGAAGAAGGCTTTTCTTCTTTAACCATTTTTACTTTGCAAGTTTCTCCTACAAGAACTTCTTCCATTTCAACCTTTTCAGTTAATATTGGTTTTACAGGCTTTGGCGTGCTTCTAGCTACTTTTCTGTTTTTAATTAGATGAGGATTGTTTTTTAACCTACAATATACAGAATACTGGCAAAGACTAACTTCTGTACCATAAGATTTTAGCTCATTTTGTTCATCTTCAAATATCTTTATGCCGTTTGTAGAGGTGTAATTCCATAGCTCTTTATGAAACTCTATATCCAATATTTCCTTTTGATTTTCTCTTATCCAAACAACTCTCTCGCCTAAAGGTACTTCCTTTTTAGATAAATTTGGAAACATAAGTTCTAAGGTTTCAACTGCGCCTGGTCCTGGAGCAACAAATTTAGAGTCATGGCTAAAATTTAATTTAGGATTAACTGAATTAGAAGTTGAACAGTGATAACCATAATAATCTCCAATCATGTTTTCACCAGTAAGATACGCAAAACCTTCACTAAGGTCTTTAGCTTCTCTCATACCTTGCATTACTGTTTTGTTTGCATTATATCCAGAAGGTAAATGCGTCCATGAAGCAATCCATTCAGATACATTTGACCATGTTCCTTTATCATCATGCCTTGCATTTCCTAAATACCATTCATTAACAAACCTTCTACCTGCAGTTTGTATGCTTGTATGTAATTCAGTTGTACCCCATACCTTTTGTTTATTTGCTTTGGCCTGTACTGCTAATTCTCTGAGTTGTTTTGTATATTCACCAACAACTTCAGTTTTCTTAAACTGTATTTGTTCCTGTCCTAGTTTAATAAAATCTATGTGGGCTTTTTTATCATCATCTATTCCTGTCAGTATGTTGTGTACGCCTCTTGCTCCATAGAAGTGAGATATGATGGTATTACCTATAACATTTTGCCATTTTAATCCTGGTACAGTGACAATATTTTCCATTATGTACACCATCCTATCGTCCGCAGTTATTGAAGGGTGAAAGTATTCTACTTCTAAACCTAGAGCAGGATCTGTAGGATTATACGAATCAACTATTCCTTTTTGAAACAAAGTTCTTCTATTCACCATTTTAACAAAGTGTTCGTAGTCTTTTAGAACATCCCAGTCTAGACTATTTCTTAATAATTGGTCTTTTGTACTACCAGGCTGTATCAATAAACTATTCATTCAAATCCTCCAGGTGTCTTACATTTTCTTTCTCTGTAAAGTCATGTGAGATGTGTATTACCTTTCCAGTCCAATTCCTTTCAATTTCTTGTTTTTGTACTTCATCATCTTCAAAGAAAAATTGAACTTCGATTCCTTCTTCAATCTTTAAGAATCTAAGGGTATTTGCTTTATGCATCCCTGAAGTTGTTCTACTTTTCTCATCAAAAGGCAATGGATTAAAGTATACGTGATTTTTTATTCCATGCTTGTGTAAAAAAGCCTTTGTTTCTGGCTCTTCTTCATAACTTCTACCAGTTATTATTACATCATTTGGGCCAGGTCTTACACCACACACTCCATTTCCTAAATGAATTACTCCGTCTATATCAAATCCATTAACTTTCATAATTATTTATTCATTTGCTTTGAAGTAGATTCTGTCAATCTTCTGTTTGCTAATTCAGTACACTCATAAACTGCATCTGAAAACATCATCTGGTCTGGTGGAGTTTTTTGAGTAAATGCAGAAGGTCCTCTTAATGCTCCAACAACTCCTAATTCTCTTGCCACCTTTAAATATCTAATTGCGTCTATTACTACTCCTGCAGAATTTGGACTATCTTGAACACTTAACTGAGCGTCAAATATTACTGGGGAACCACCAAATCCTTCTAGTTCCAATCTAAAGTTTGCAACTTTGTTATCTCCATAGTAGTGAATATATTCAGAAGGTCCTGCATGTAGGAATGAATCTTCAGTTGATATATTTCTAATGTCATTTTGGGCTCTAATAACATTTTCTTTTGAAATCTTTTTTGAAGCTAATCTAGTTTTATCTTCCATATTTAAGAAATCAGTATTACCTCCTACATTTCTTTGAATGTGGGCCTTTACATGGTGTCCTCTTTCAAAGGCTAATTCTTGTAGCATTTGGGATACAATACTTGCCCCGAATTGAGAACGCATATCATCACCGATCAATGGTATACCTGCATCAATAAATCTTTGTTCCCATGCTGGGTCTGAGGCTATAAATACAGGAATACAATTTACAAAAGAAATTCCAGTTTCTAGACAAATTTCAGCCCAAAATTCTGTAGTCTTTTGCGAGCCGACAGGTAAGTAGTTGATAAGAATTTCTACATCTAAAGATTTTAACTTGTCGATAATAGATGCTTTCCATTTTCTTTCTAATGTAGTCGTCCAAGATACTCTATTCATATCTGTAGAATTTCTTAGCTTTTCAGAAACTAAGAATCTATTTTCTTCAGGATAACTATCCATTAACCCTGCATAACCATCGATTACAGGAGATTCATATACTGGGGCTTTAGAATCAATAGTATCTACAATATTCCATGCTGAATTAGGTCTTTGCTGAAGAGCTTCTCCTAATGGTAAACCAACTTTACGCTCATCAATATCAAAACCTACTACAAATTCAACATCACCAGCTAAATAGCCTCCAATGTCTGTTTTCATCACGCCAGTTTCTGCTTTATTATTTTCAGCATAGTATTGTACTCCTTCTACAAGTGATTTTGCACAATTACCTACACCAATAATTCCTACTTTAATTTTTTTGTTTTTTGCCATGTTTTAATCCTCTTTAATTTTTATTTCTTTTATATAATATAATAAATTTTTTTTAATCGGTAAAATTATTTCACTTTTAATTTTCCCATAATAAATACTAAGTTAGAATGAAAAAACTACACTTTTGTGATAATTATTTTCACAATTATTTTCCATATCCCATCTATAAAATTCTCTACTCAAGTGAACACTTTGTGGTTTTTCCATAGCATCAAACGATAGTTCACCTTTATTATTTAGTATATTTTCTGGCCAGGATAGAGCTTTCCACCCATATTGTGCACAAACACTATCAACAGTATCATTGAATATTTTTACTAATTCTGTTCTTTCTTGCCAAGAACCGTAAAAAGGAGTATCTTTGTAATATCCTGTTTTTGGCAGCTTTCTACTTTCGTTCTCAATAGGTATAGCATGAGATATTTCTATGTTTGGTATGTTTAATTGACTTAACTGATCTGCTAAATATATAACCATGACTCTAGTGGCCTTTTCTCTATCTTCTCTTCTACATAGATGGTGCCTAATATCTATATTACCTGCATAAAATGTAAGGTGTGTTAGGTCGTCTGTATTTATACCAGATTTTTCCATTATCTTTTCTTTGACTCCATCTCTTAATATTGAGAAAAGTGTTAATCCATCATTTCTGCTTGTCATATATCCTGGTTGGTACATAGAAAACGAATGACTATCTCCAAAGCATAACTTTGTAGTTTTTTCTACTCTATCAAATTTTTCAGTTTTATCAATTGCCTTTTGTAATTCTTCTAAATCTATTATTTTTGCAAATGCTGAAGTTGAAGAGTTTTTAAGCCTCTTTGAAACCATATCAACTAAATCTGGCATTTCATGTTGAAGGCATAATAATTTACCAGGATAACTCTCTAACTGAATCATTTTCTTACAAAAGTCATCTCCTAATCCACCAAAAAGATTTAGTGTTCCTTCGTAACTTATACCTAAATAAAGTATTATGGCATCGTATTCATGCAGCTTCTCACCCTTATCTAGTATTCTTATATCGGTATATCCAGCGCTAATACACTGATTTAATACTTTATGGGCCCAAGCACCATTATGATTTGATATTCTTTTTGATATTGGGCCAGATAATCCATCAATACCTATTTTTATATTTTTATCCTGTAATTTGTCTACTAGTGTTATCATATTATTTTGTTCCTGATGAACCAAAACCTCCTTCACCTCTTGAAGATACTGATTCATATAAATTATTTTCATCTACTAATTCTACTGTTGGGTCACCTAAAGGTAGTAATACAAACTGAACTATTTTATCTCCTGCTTGTATTATTTGTAAATCATCACCAACATTTGTTAGGTTTATGTGTACTTCTCCTTGATAACCATTATCTACTACGCATGCTCCAACATGTAGAGATTTTTTAACTGCTATTCCAGATTTGTTAAATGCTATTAGAGCATATCCTTCAGGACAGTTAACCTTAATACCAGATGGTATAAATGCTGATTCTCCTGGTTTTAATCCAATAGTTTCTTGATCGTTTGGAACAAAAAAGTCTATTCCTGCATCTGTTGGGTTGGCTCTTGTTGGAGTCTTTACATCTCTAATTTTACTTATTTTCATTATTTTTCTCCTTAATGTAATTATCTAATCCACCTATATAGGCTACACAATCTAATAAATTATCTTCTCTGTAATTATATGAATGACGAGATAGTTTTAGTGCAATCAGTGCTGCATATATATCTTCAGCTACAAAGTCTTTACCAGTCATACCACTAGCTATTTTTGCAGCTCTTTCCATACCTTCACTGAAAGGGCCGTACATTCTTTCTTTTTCTTCTGACCTATTATTTACTACTTCGTCAGCTCTTTTAAGTATTGATTCTTTCTTTTTCATCGCTTTACTTTTTTTAATATATTTTTTATGCATAATAGTTTCTTCTAAATAAATAACTTTTTTATCTGTTTGTTTGTAAAATCTACTAATTCTGGTTTTTCCATACTTTTTTGCGGTAAAAATATCTTTTCTTTGTCTATGTAATCTATCGTTACTTCAGGTTTTAATATCCACTGCTCATTGAATTCAGGTAGAGAGTGTTTTAATGAATGTATAGCTCGTACTCCTTCATGAAGAATATTATCTCTCATTTTATAGTGCATTTCATATAAATGTAAACTACCAGCAATATGATAATAAGAACCTAGTTCTAGGTCTGGATATATTTCTCTTAATTCATTTAACATCAATTGCTGAAATAGAGCAAAATTAAATACATCATTACATAATCCAAATATAATATCATTACTACGCATATTAACGCACAAGTGTAATTTATTTTCTCTAATAAATACCTGTAAAAATTGTGTACAAGGAATATCATGCCAGTTTTTGGTCTTATGATATGGCTGACCTATAACTATAGTACATCTTCTAGAATCTTTATCCTTTGCTAACTCTTCTTTAATCCAAGACCATTGTTCTCCTAGTATAAAGGTACCGTAATTAGATTCTACTTCATTTTGTCCATCTTGTATTCTTAACCAGATGTTGGCACATTTACCAATATTATCTACGCGTTTGTTTCTAGATAGATACCACAAGAATTCCATAACTGCATAATTTGTATTGAATTTTCTAGATGGATAACCTATTCCTAATTTTGTAGGGTCAGTTAATTCAAATGACCTAAATAATAATTCTGTTTGATTACTATTGTTGCTACTAACATCATTACCAAAATAGGTAAGAGCTTGTAATTCTGCTAAAAATAGCTCGTGAAGACTGTTAAATTTATTCATATAACCCTTTTAATCTTTATTTGTATATAATATAATAAAAATATTTGAAACTATAAAACTTTTTTATGATTATTTTCAATATTATTGTAAAATTCTTGTAACTGTTTTGCTCTGAAATATATTGTTTCTAGTGTTGTATTTTCATTCCATTCAGAAAATTTTCCTACTAAATCTATACCCATACACTTATTGATATTTAAGTTATCAGATATTTGTGTAGATTCTGTGTAATTTATTATAGTGTTTCCTTCTATGTCTTTTTGATATATATTTCTCATTGATTCAATAATTATATTATCCTTCATATAAGTCTTCTTATAATATGGTTTTCCAGTGACTAGTACCTGCTTATATAGTTTTGACAGTGTTTTATCTTCATGTGATTCTAAAGAGCATACATAAATAAATCTATCATTGTATGGTAAATCAAAGCCTTCTAGAGAATTATTATTAACTATAGAATCTCT